TGCAGATTTTGGTCTGTACGGGTTCCCTCGATTCCCCCTGGTGGCCACTCAGGCGGTCTGTGGCTGGCCGTTCGCGGCGGCCCCGGGGTGATCTGACCCCTGTTGCGGCACAAGGCAGCTCAGCGGCCTCGGACAATCAGACGCTCTGAAACATGCTGTCAGTGGCGATAATTCGTTACACTGGATGTATGAATGTTCGGGGTTGCGAGAGGTGTGGGGCGAAGCTCGGCCTGGGTGGTGCGCGGGGCCGGTCGCCGCGGTTCTGTTCAGGTCGCTGCAGGGTTGCGGCGCACCGCAATCGGACCCGGCTGCCTGAGTCGCTGACTTCGCGGCCCAGGTGGACGTGCCGGGATGGCAAGCGCCCGATACAGCCGAATGGTCGGCCGGCGTCGTCCACGAATTCGGCCACCTGGTCGACGTGGGCCGAAGTCAAGGATTGCCCGAACGGGATCATGCTGGGCGACGGCCTTGCCTGTTACGACCTGGACGGCGTGCTCGACGATGGCAAGCTCCTCCCGGAGTTCGTGGAGTTGTTCGACCGCATCAGTGCGGATGCGTTGTGGGTGGAGCGGTCGATGTCCGGCCGGGGCCTGCATGTGTTCGTCGCGGCCCCAGAGGCTCCTGCTCAGGTTGGAGCGCACGTCTCGTTCTACAGCTTCGGTCGGTTCATTGCCGTCACTGGAGACAGATTCAAATAGGCAGTGCTGACCGAAACGGGAGGCCTGCATGGTTCCCGAAACGGGGGGTTGAGATATGCCTGGCCCAGCACCTAAAGATCCTTCTGTGCGCGCTCGGCGCAATAAGTCGTCGACGCGGGCTACGTTGTCTGCGGATCATGATGTGGTCGCTCCTGAGCTTCCGGATGGTGTGGTGTGGCATCCGTTGACGGTGCGCTGGTGGAATGACATCTGGGCGTCGCCGATGGCCCCGGAGTACACCGATTCGGATATCAACGGGCTGTTTCGTGTGGCGATGTTGTACAACGATTTTTGGACCGCGGATACCGCGAAGGCGCGGGCGGAGGCTCAGGTTCGGCTAGAGAAAGCCGATACCGATTATGGGACGAATCCGTTGGCTCGCCGCCGTCTGGAGTGGCAGATTGAGGCCACTGAGGATTCCAAGGCGAAGGGGTCGAAGCGGCGGAAGTCGGATGCCGCGCCCGTGAGTCATCCTGTTCCCGGTGACGATCCGCGCCTGAAGCTTGTGACATAGCAGTTCGATCTAGGGCAGCTTGATGGCTGTACTTCAGGTTCCTGCTGTGGATTTGACGTTTCCAACGTTGGGTCCGCAGGTGTGCGACTTCATTGAGGATCGAATGGTGTTCGGCCCGGGCTCACTGTCGGGTCAGCCGGCCCGTCTTGATGATGAGAAGCGCGCGCTGGTGTATCGGCTGTATGAGTTGTATCCGCGTGGGCACCGTTTGGCTGGCCGTCGGCGGTTTGAGCGGGCTGGTGTCGAACTCAGGAAGGGTGTAGCCAAGACCGAGTTCGCGGCGTGGATTTGCGGTGTGGAGTTGCATCCAGAGGCGCCGGTTCGGTGTGACGGTTTTGACGCCGCGGGGAATCCTGTGGGTCGGCCGGTGCGGTCGCCGGTGATTCCGATGATGGCGGTCACCGAGGAGCAGGTGTCGGAGCTGGCGTTCGGTGTGCTGAAGTACATCTTGGAGAACGGCCCCGATGTTGATCTGTTTGATATCAGCAAGGAGCGGATCGTCCGGTTGTCGCCTTCGGGTGGCGAGGATGGGTTCGCTGTTGCTGTGTCGAATGCTCCGGGGTCTCGCGATGGCGCGCGGACGACGTTTCAGCATTTCGATGAGCCGCACCGGTTGTTTATGCCGAGGCATCGTGACGCGCACGAGACGATGTTGCAGAACATGCCGAAGCGGCCGATGGAGGACCCGTGGACGTTGTACACGTCGACTGCTGGGCAGCCTGGTCAGGGCAGCATCGAAGAGGACGTGTTAGCTGAGGCGGAGTCGATCGCCAGGGGTGAGCGGCAGGACCCGTCGCTGTTCTTCTTTCGGCGCTGGGCCGGTGATGAGCATGATGATCTGTCCACCGTGGAGAAGCGTGTCGCCGCTGTCGCGGATGCCACTGGCCCTATTGGGGAGTGGGGGCCGGGGCAGTTTGAGCGGATCGCGAAGGACTACGACCGTACTGGTATTGACCGCGCTTACTGGGAGCGGGTCTATCTGAATCGGTGGCGTAAGTCTGGCTCTCAGGCGTTCGATATGACGCGCCTAGTGCAGTGCGATGAGACGGTGCCGGATGGAGCGTTCGTCACCGCTGGGTTTGACGGGTCGCGGTGGAGAGATGCGACGGCTGTCGTGGTCACTGAGATTGCGACGGGACGCCAGATGTTGTTGGGCTGTTGGGAGCGGCCCGAGAACGTCGAAGAGTGGGAAGTCCCTGAGCATGAGGTGACAGCGCTCGTTGTGGACATGATGGCCCGGTTTGAGGTGTGGCGCATGTACTGCGACCCGTGGGGCTGGGATTCGACGATCGCCGCGTGGGCGGGTCGTTTCCCGGATCGGGTTGTGGAGTGGGCGGTTGGCGGCGGCGGCAGTTTGAGGCGTGTGGCTGCTGCGACGCAGGGTTATGCCGATGCATTGGCGACTGGCGACGCGGCGCTGGCTGCCAATGTGTGGCGACCGAAGTTTGTTGAGCATATGGGTCATGCGGGGCGGCGTGAGCTGAAGCTGGTGGACGATACAGGCCAGCCGCTGTGGGTGATGCAGAAGCAGGATGGCCGTTTGGCCGACAAGTTTGATGCTGCGATGGCGGGGATGTTGTCGTGGGAGGCGTGTGTTGATGCGCGTCGTGATGGTGCGCGTCCGCGCCCGAAAGTGTTTGCGCCTAGACGGATCTACTAGTCGCCATAGAGACAGAGAGGGGGTCAGCTGTTGACTGCTTCAACGCCAGCGGAATGGCTCCCGGTATTGACGAAGCGTATCGACGACGGAATGTCGCGGGTGCGTTTGTTGGCGCGTTACTCCAATGGGGATGCTCCGCTGCCCGAGTTGACGAGGAACACGTCTGCGGCGTGGCGTTCGTTTCAGCGTGAGGCGCGCACCAACTGGGGTCTGATGGTGCGTGACTCTGTTGCTGACCGGATCATCCCGAATGGCATCACGGTTGGTGGTTCCGCCGATAGTGATTTGGCGTTACGTGCACGGCGCATTTGGCGGGATAACCGCATGGATTCCGTGTGTAAGCAGTGGGTCAAGTATGGGCTGGACTTCGGCGAGTCGTATTTGACGTGCTGGCGTCGTGATGACGGTACGGCGACGATCACAGCTGACTCTCCTGAAACGATGGTTGTCAGCGTTGACCCGCTGCAGCCGTGGCGGATCAGGTCCGCTATGCGGTGGTGGCGGGACCTCGATGCCGAGTCGGATTTTGCGATTGTGTGGTCGGGTGACGGGTGGCAGAAGTTCGCCCGTCCGTGCTTTGTGCAGTCGTCGTCCCGGCGCAGGCTGGTGACGCGAATCTCAGACTCGTGGGTTCCGGTTGGTGATGCTGTAGTGACTGGTTCTCCGCCGCCGGTGGTGGTGTACCAGAACCCTGATGGCATGGGCGAGGTGGAGCCTCACATTGACATCATCAACCGGATCAACCGGGCTGAGCTTCAGTTGTTGTCCACGATGGCGATCCAGGCTTTCCGTCAGCGGGCGTTGAAGTCGACGGAGCATGGATTGCCGAAGGTTGACGAGAACGGCAATGCGATCGACTACGCCTCGATCTTTGAGGCCGCGCCGGGAGCGTTGTGGGAGTTGCCCCCTGGGGTTGATATCTGGGAATCGCAGACGAACGACTTCACTCCGATGTTGTCGGCGATCAAGGAGCATATTCGACAGCTGTCGTCGGCGACCAAGACTCCGCTGCCGATGCTGATGCCGGACAGCGCGAACCAGTCAGCTGAGGGTGCGCACAACATTGAGAAGGGTTTCCTGTTCAAGTGTGAGGATCGGTTGTCGATAGCGAAGATCGGTCTTGAGGCCATCTTGGTTAAGGCGTTGCAGATTGAGGGCGAATCGGTTGAGGACACAGTGGATGTGTCGTTCGAATCTCCAGATCGTGTGACGCTGGGGGAGAAGTATTCCGCAGCATCTCTGGCTAAGGCGGCCGGCGAGTCGTGGGCGTCTATCCGGCGGAACATCCTGAACTACAACGCCGATCAGATCAAGCAGGACGATCTTGATAGGGCGCGTGAGCAGATAACTTTGTTCGCCCAGCGTCCCCAGGAAGATGGATCACGCTGAGTACGCGGCTGCGACCGCTGAACTGAGGCGCAGACTGCTCGAATATGTGTCCGCAGCGTGGACATCGGTAACGCTGTCTGACAGTGGACTGCAAGAGCTGACATCTTCGGTGGCACCGGTTGTCCAAGCGGCCCAAGAGTCGATGGCTGCCATGACTTCGGTGTACATCGCAGAAGTCACCCAGCAGTCACCGGTGCAGTCCGTCGAGGTTTCCGCGATTCGCGGTGTGCCGTCGGAGAATGTGTACGCGCGACCTGTGATCACAGCACGTACGGCACTGTCGGAAGGTAAGAGCGTCGCAGCGGCACTCCGGGCCGGTCAGCGCCGTATCGAGAACCTGGCGGGCACCGACCTGCAACTTGCAAAGACGCACCAAGCTAGGGCGTCGTTCGCCCGCAGCGGTGTCCAGTTCTACCGCCGCGTCTTGACCGGCAACGAGAACTGCGCGCTGTGTGTCATCGCATCAACCATGCGGTACCGCAAAAACTCGCTGATGCCCATTCATCCGGGCTGTGATTGCGATATTGACGTGATCCCGCCGGGGATGGACTTCGACACGATCAGCACGGAACTTCTCAACGAAACGCATGACCAGGTGAAGGCGTTCGCGGATATCGCAGACCGCGGCGGCCGCGCCGTTGACTACCGGAAGTTGATCGTCACTCGGGAGCACGGCGAGGTTGGGCCGGTCCTCGCGTGGCGTGACCAGAAGTTCTCAGGCCCCAGAAGCATCCAGCGCTGACCCTCGGCGGTCTGGATAACGCACACATGTCCCGTAACGGGGCATGGCACATAGAAAACCCATCCGCAAAGGAAACAAACCCTCATGTCTGATGATGTGACAGCAGAAACGTCGGAACACAGCGCCGTAACGGAGCCAGTGGAACCGGCAGTCGACCAGGACGCAACCGCCACGGTTGAGGAGCCAACGCAAGCTCCGAAACCAACCGAGACGGTCGAGTTCTGGAAGAAAATGGCCCGCAAGAACGAGGCGCAAGCCAAGGAAAACTTCGCGGACGCCAAGAAATGGCGGGAGTCGCAGGAAAAGATCGGCGACGACCCCCTGGCCCGGATCGAAGAACTGGCACGAAAGTTCGAAACCGCTGAGCGTGAACGCATCCGCAGCAATGTGGCGCGCGAAACGAAAGTCGACCCGGAGTTCATTCATGGCGACACCGAAGAAGAGATGCGCGAATCCGCCGACCGGTGGAACGAGTTCGTCAACAAGCGGATCGAAGAAGCGCTGAAGGCAAAGTCAACAACGTCGGCCGTGCCGACGTCGGAAGTCACATCAGACAAGAAGGTTGAAGGCCCGAAGCCTCTCACCCCCGCCGAGTACGCGGCGCTGCCGCCTGCCGAGCGAAAGAAGGCGCGCGAAGAGGGCCGCCTCGACAGCTATCTACGTGGAGAACTCCACTAACACAGAAGGGAGCCAAAAATGGCTTTCAACAACTTCATTCCTGAACTCTGGTCGGACATGCTCCTGGAGGAGTGGACCGCCCAGACCGTTTTCGCCAACCTCGTCAACCGCGAGTACGAAGGCACCGCAAGCAAGGGCAACGTGGTCCACATCGCGGGCGTGGTGGCACCTACCGTCAAGGACTACAAGGCCGCTGGCCGGCAGACCTCGGCGGACGCGATTTCCGACACCGGTGTCGATCTGCTCATCGATCAGGAAAAGTCGATCGACTTCCTCGTCGATGACATCGACCGTGTTCAGGTCGCCGGGTCGCTGGAGGCCTACACCCGTGCTGGTGCCACGGCCCTGGCCACTGACACCGACAAGTTCATCGCTGACATGCTGGTGGACAACGGGACCGCGCTTACCGGTTCTGCTCCCTCGGATGCTGATGATGCGTTCGACCTGATCGCCAAGGCGCTCAAGGAGCTGACGAAGGCGAACGTCCCGAACGTGGGGCGTGTCGTTGTCGTGAACGCGGAGATGGCGTTCTGGCTGCGGTCATCCGGGTCGAAGCTGACCAGCGCGGACACCTCCGGCGACGCTGCTGGTCTGCGCGCGGGCACCATCGGGAACCTGCTGGGTGCTCGGATCGTGGAGTCGAACAACCTGCGGGACACTGACGATGAGCAGTTCGTCGCGTTCCATCCGTCGGCTGCTGCGTATGTGTCGCAGATCGACACCGTTGAAGCGCTGCGCGACCAGGACAGCTTCTCTGACCGTATCCGCGCTCTGCACGTGTACGGCGGCAAGGTTGTTCGCCCGACTGGTGTGGTCGTCTTCAATAAGACGGGCAGCTAGCCACAGCGATGTTGCTTGCTACCGCCGATGACGTTGCTGCGGCGCTCGGATTGCCGAGCGCCGCAGCGCTCACACCGGAGCAGTCTTCCCGTGTGGATGGCGTGCTGGGCCGTGTCAGTGACACCTTCCAGCGCGTCACCGGGCGGGTGTTCACCACCGGGGCCACTCGGGTGCGGGCGCAGGTCGTCAATGGGCGCGTGTGGCTGCCTGGCGTGGTGGATGAAGTCGAAGCAGTCACGCTTACCGGTGGAGAAGAAGTCGACTTCAACCAAGACGGTAACTATGTGGATGTCACCCGAAATGGGTGTTCACTCGTTACCGGCACAGTGGTGATCGTCGAATATGTTGGCGGAGGTGTGCCCGACTCTGTAACAGAGTTCGTTGCTGCGGTCGCTGCACGTCACCTGACGGTGACGCCGGGTTCGGTTTCATCGCAGGCGGTATCGCTGACGGCAGGGCCGTTCACCCAGCGGAACGCAGAGTGGGTGTCCGGGACGGCAGTGTTCACCCGGGACGAGTTAGAAGATGCGAAACGGTTCGCCAACCCTGCACCTACGATCACGATTCACAGGCTATGACGTTTCCAACCGCGTACACGGTGACGCATTACCCGCACGTCGGTGACTCGACGGATGGTTTGGGGAACACGGTTCCCCAGTTCGGTGCCGGGGTGACTGTTCCGGTCATCCAACTTGCCCCGCATGTGCAGGTGGTGGGGACGTATTCGATTGTGGAAACCGAAACGATCGATGTTGACCTGTACTTGCCGCCCGGTTCACCGGTGAAGGTGAAAGACCGTGTGGGGTACGGGTCAGATGTGTTCGATGTGGTTGCGGTTCGTGACTGGAACATGGGTTTTCACGGTTGGGCGCCGGGTTTGGTGGCAGAACTTCGGAAGGTGTGATGAATCGTGGCTAACGGTCCAACGAGGAAAAACCCTTTGGCGAAGTTCGGTGTGCGGCTGGACGATTTCGACAAACTGCCTGAGGTGAATCAGGGCGTCAACGAGTTCATGGACGAGGTTGTTGCCGCGTGGAAGAACAATTCTCCCGTGGGCACCGGCGCTTACCGTGATTCTGTTCAGGTGACGGAACGGTCCACGAACAAGGGCCGCGGGAAGGTCGGCGCGACTGATCCGCAAGCGCATCTCGTGGAGTTCGGGTCGGCGCACAACGACGAGTACGCGCCGGCGCAGAAGACAGCTAAACAGTTCGGCGGCACCGCGTATGGCGACTGATTCAGCGCCGAGTATCCACCGTGTGTTGGTGGCGTGGCTGTCCCCTTTGGGGAAGGTTTCTACTCGCCGCTTGTCGGGTGATCCGTTGCCGCATCGTGTGGTTCGCCGCGTCGATGGGCGTGATGTTCCCGAGGAAGGCAGCGATGTGGCTGTCGTGTCGGTGCATACGTTCGCCGCGTCTGATGAGGCCGCTGAGAATGAGGCCGAGTTGACGCACCAACGAATGCTGGAGCTCGTCGTTAACCCGCTGACGGAGATACCGGTCGGCGGTGGTGTGGTGGCGCGTATCGACTATGCGCGTGTGCTGATGAAACCGGTCCTCGTCGAGTATGACGACGACGGTCACTTGGTGCGGCATGTGGGCCGCTACGAGATCGGTGTTCAGTACATCTAATTGAAGTTTCAGCCCTGACAAGGGGCCTGGCGGATAGTGCCGGGTCCCTTTTTGTTCGCCGGAAATTTTCGCAATCCGGTCCCTTATCCAAAATGAGAGGAGCGTCCCTATGACGCAGCCATTGACCGGCACCGACTGGAGCGCCGGCGGATTCACTGACATTCACAAGCCGTTCATCGAGCGTGGCGGCCTGCAGGCGGTGTTCATCCGCGACAATCGCGGTGCCGCGACTGACATGTCGCCGTTCGAGGATGATTGCGTGACGGTGAATTGGTCGCCGTTCGCGCAGGACGGAAAGCTTCGCGATGACCTGTTCATTCGCCGGAAGGTGAACGGCAAGTACGAGTACAACACTGACCCGAATGAGGGTTGGTGGCACATCGGCTGCAACCCCGAAGATGGTGGCGCGGAGCGTGAACCTGATGTCACCTCTGACGATCTGATGGTGTTGCAGTCGAAGTTCCCGGTCGATTCTGAGGTGACGGAAAAGTCGTACTCGGTGCGGTTCGTGGCGCTCGGTACTGCTGATCCTCTGATTCACCGGCTGGAGTCGGAACTTCCGTTGTGCGACAACGCCGGTAATCCGCTGGTGGCTCTTCCTGGTACCCCTGACTATGGTGAGGGTCCGCTGCTGGACGCTGACTCGGCGGAGTACCAGCTGCTGCTGCTGTACGCGCGCCGCACTTCCGGCGGGTTCATTTACCGCGCTGAGGGATACCCGGCGGTGAAGCTGGACGACCAGGCGTCGAAGCAGCGTTCCAAGACCGACCCGGACACGGCGGACCTGACGTACAAGGTTCTGCCGAACGAGTACTTCATGCGGCCCGACCCGGCGGGAACGATCGCTCTGGTTCCCGGCTATTTCTATGTGTGGATGGGCGGCCCGGGCTGGGCTGAGCAGTACTCGGACGGCAGCTAGCCGGTGAATCGTCCTGCCGGGTGGGTTGGTTTGGGGCTGGCACCCACCCGGCAGGCACCACACAAAGCCAGCCCACCACCCAACCTCAAAGCCCCTGTATCAACCCCTTTTTGAAGGAAGCCCCTGATGTCTGTGAAGAAACCCGAGAACAATGGTGCCGCCGCGCGTGAACAGGCCACCGAGTTCGATTCGCCGTTCGCCGATCGTGTTCTGCGCTTCGATGACGGCACCACCATGACGATCCCCCCGCACCCGAACCTTCGGATGCTCGACGACGATGCGCTGGAAGCGTACGAGGCGTACCTCGAAGAGATCGAAACCTATGACCGGGAGCCTGACCTGTACATCCCTGAGCAGACCGTGAAGGACCGCGACGGCAACGAGATGGTCCTGCCGGCGGAGACCCGTCCCGGCGCGGTCAAGGGGCCGCCGTATTTCAAGGACGGTAAGCGTGTGTCGCCGCCGCGTGAGGTGCGGATCGTTCAGGTCGTGTTGGGCATGGACTCCTACGAGGTGTTGCGGTCGAAGCAGATCAACGGTCGTCCTGCAGGTGCCCGGGATGTGTGGCGGGCGTGGACCGAGCAAGGTTTCACGATCGCGGAACGAGCTGAGTCCGACTCGAAAAGTGATGGAAGCTCAGTGGTTCTGGAGACTGTACCCGAGACAGATAGCGAGTGATCTGCGGCGGTTTTTCGGGCTAAGCGTCGCCGATTGGCATCAGGGCAGGTTGTCCAGTTTGGAGTTGCTGGACCTGTTCGGGGTGCGGTTCGTGGACAACGCTGAAGAACGCGTTCGGGAGTTGTATGTGGATTTCGCGCCGGTCAATGGCGCGGTGGCGCGGGCTGTTCGCGGGGGCCGCTGGTCTGAGTCGGAGTTGATCGCGGCGGAAACATACAACGAGATCGCCCGGTTCAGGGCGTCATTCCATGCATCGAGAAGCCGTAAAGCGGCGTATGAGCCGTTCGCTTTTGAGGATCCGGTTGATCGGTTGGAGAAAGCGAGAGCGTCGGTTGAGGCGCACGAGTTGCAGCGTGAGGTTGAGGCCGATCTGTTCGGCTGGTGACGGGAGGTGAGTGTCTGATGCCGATCTATGTGGACATTATTTCTCGTCTTGATGAGCGTGCTGCTGCGGTGGCGGCGAAGAACATTGAGCGTGAGATGGAGGCGGCTGGGGCGCGCGCGGGGTCGTCTGCTGGTCGTGCGATTGGTGAGAATGTGGGCCGGGAGGCTGCGGCTGCGGGGCGTAATGCTGGCGAGCAGTTGTCGCGTGAGGTTGATCGTGCGACGCGTCAGGCCGGTTCTCGTATTGTTGATGGTTTTTCGTCGCATGGTGTGTCGGCGGGCCGCGGGTTTGGTTCGTCGTTCGGGTCGTCGATGGCGTCTTCGTTGCCTGTGTCGGGGCGGTTTTCGTCGGCGTTGGCTGGGTATGAGGGTGCGGCGTCGAAGGCTGGCGCGTTGGCTGGCCGCGCGTTGGGCACGGCGTTCACCGCGGCCGCGACAGGCATCATCGGAGCAGCCGGTGTTGCCCTGTTCAAGGGTTTCGACAGGTACAAGTCTCTTGATGCGACGTCGCATCGTCTTGCCGCGATGGGGAACAGCGCTGAGCAGGTTAAGACGATCATGTCGGATATCAACGAGGTGGTTGTTGGGACTCCGATCGCGTTGGATGAGGCGGCGAAAGCGGCTACTCAGTTCCTTGCCGGTGGGGTGAAGCAGGGCCGCCCGTTGCAGGCGGCGTTGACGGCGATCGCGGACGCGGCCGGTGCGTCAGGGCAGAAGTTCGGCGACCTGGCCGTCATCTTCAACCAGGTGTTCAACAAGGGCAAGCTGCAGGCCGAAGAAATGTTGCAGCTCAATGAGCGTGGCATCAATGTTCAGGCGGCGTTGCAGAAAGAGTTCGGCCTGACGAGCGCCGAGATTCAGAAGATGTCGCAGGACGGCACGATTTCGTTCGGCATGCTTGTGCAGGCGATTGAGGGCCAGTTCGGTGGCATGTCGAAGAAGCTGGCCGACACCGTTGACGGTGCCTTGTCGAACATGAACGCCGCTGTGGGTCGTGTTGGGGCGAACTTCATTTCGGCTTTGTTCGGTGACCCGTTGGACACGACTGAGGGTCCCGGGGCGCTTGCGAAGTCGATCAACAATGTGACCGACAAGCTGAATGACCTGAACGCGTGGATCGTCGCGCACAAGGACGACATCAAGGATGCGTTCGAGGGTGCGGTTGAGACTGCGCAGGATCTGTGGGATGCGCTGTCGAGTGTGGTCGAAATGCTGGACCGGATAGGGATCAGCGTTGGTGATGTGGTGACCGCGTTCGTTGCGTGGAAGGCGATAGCTGGTGTTACCGCGTTGACGCAATCCCTTTCAACAGTGAGCACTACCTTGGCGGGGCTGCCTGCGACTGCCGATAAGTCGGCTAAGGGGATTTCTGCTGCGCTGTCGCGGGTGGCGGTGCCGGCGTGGTTGGCGTTCCTGGTCGCGCAGAACGGCCCTGAGATTGAGCAGGCCATTCAGAACGCGATTCCAGGCGCGGATAGCTGGAATCATTCGAACACGCCGGACCAGTTGGGTCGCAGAGCCCGTGAGTGGTGGGACCGCAACATTCAGGGCGGCACTGGGGTTGATCCGCAGCCGTCTCCGCTTCCTCAGCTCGGCGGCGGGCCTGGACCTGGCACGCCAACGGTTGGTGGTATCCCGATACCGGGGCTTGCGGATACGAACTCGAACGGTCCAGCGTCCCCGTTCGGCAACCTTCCTGGTCAGGTTCCATTGGATGTTTCCGTGGAGGACCGACGCGGGCGCCGTGGCGGTGGTGGTGGTGCCGCTGCGGATGCGGGTCCTGATGGTCCGTTGGCTGATTTGTTTCCGGGCGCTGCGGGTAGTGCCGACGGGTCGTCGTCTGGCCCGAAGTTGCCGGATGCACCGGTGTTGCCGTATGACACGACGTTGCCGCCGGGGATTCCTGGCATGCCGCAGGACGCTGCCGTGTTCTCCGCTGAATCGTCGTACCTGGATGCCCGCCACAAACTGGCGGAGAAGCGTGCCCGCGCCGCCCAATTGGAGCAGTCCACCGAAGCCACCGAGCAGGACCGCCTCAAGGCCCGCAACGATGTGATCGAAGCTGAACGCGACCTTCAGGCCGCCGAGATGCGCATGAGTGATGCCCGCGCGAATCAGTACGAGAAGCTGACGAAGCAAACCGACAAGCATGTCAAGGATTTGGGGCAGATCGGTGCCCAGCTTGATCAGGATTTCGGTATCTCGAAGGGTTTGGCGGGGATCGCGGAGAACATCACGAAGTTCGTGGCGAATCTCGCTGCGGCACCGTTGTTGGGGCAGTTGCAGGCCATTTCGGCCTATAACCCGACCCAGGGCGGGCACGGGTTGATGGGTGTGCTCGGCGCGCAGGGTGTGTTCGGGCCGCAGTACCAGAACAACCAGTATGACCGGGGTTCCTACCCGTCCGCCGGTGCGACCGGTGTGTCCATGACAGCCCTTCCATCGGCGCCGTCCGCTATTCCGGGGCAGTCTCCGCGCGACTTCGCGCACAACGTGATGATGCCGTTCTGGAAGAACATGGGCCTTGAAGTGGGCGACCATGCGGCTGATGCGTTTGGTGAGCATCAAAACGGTGCCTTGGACATCATGGTTCCGAACAAGGCTGTCGGACAGCAGGTTTTGCAGCAGGTCCTCAACGACCCGAATGTGTACGGCGCGATCTTCGACCGGCACTCTTACGGCTACGGCCGCGGCCCGCAAGGCCGGCTGATGGAGGACCGGGGCAGCCCGACCCAGAACCACGAAGACCATGTTCACGCCTTGTATAAGCCAGGTAACCCGAACAACATCAACCCGTCCGGTTCAGCCGCCCCGGTGTCCGTTCCGACGGTGGCGGCAGTCGCCCCGTCCGCAACGGCGTTCCCGCCGAGCAGTTCCGGTGGTGTGGTTCCGGTGTCGGTGACGAACTGGCCCGCCCAAGGCTCCGGTGTTGGCGTGACCGTCCCGACCGGTGGCGCGGGTGTGACCTCCCCGGGTGCTGCGCCGGCGGGAAGTCCAGCGTCGGGCACCGGTGCGGGTCCGCTGCCCGGTCCAGCTCCGGTGTCGTCGGGTGCGTGGGCGCCGAATCCTGCCCCGCTGCCCACCACGGGCGGCGGTGGCGGCCCGATGGCTGCCGGTGCACCGCAAGGCCTGTTCACCGGTGGCCCGACGAACACGACAACCATCGGCGCGAACGTCGCACCGTACGCCGGGTCCGGTTCCGGCGGGATCGGCATGGACGGTGGTGGTGCGCTCGGAATGGCGGTGCAGGCCGGCGGTATGGCGCTGGACGCGATGGCACCCGGCGCGGGTCAGGCCGCGCAGACTGGGGTGAAGCTGATCAACCGTGCCATCGAGTACGGCGGTCAGGTCGCCGCGATCGGCGCCCAAGGGTTGATGGAAACGTTCCTGCCCACGGGCGGATCGGATTTGGCCAACAACAACTGGATCACCAGGATCGCGGGTGGGTTGGCCGGGGCCGCACCAGCGTTGCCGAACCTAGCTGGCCAGGCTTCCCAGCAGCGCAAGGAACTTGACCCGCAAGCCGCCGCCCAAGGCCAGGTCCAGCCCAAGCAGGGCGACACGAATATCACGGTGAACAACCAGCGAGCCACCGAGGACGGCACCGGCCGCGACGTCGCGTATCACCTGCAAAACCAGTACGTCATGCCGGGAGGGTAAGTGTCTAAGAAGCATTACCCAGCGTCAGCGGTGACGCCGCACGGATGGTACGACCTCGCCCAAGGTGAGAAACCGATGATGTGGCTCGACGCCTACGACGAGTCGATCACTTTCCACATGATGGGCGGCCTGGCGGTCCCCGACCGGACCGCCGCACCAGAAATGGTGCACCTTACCTCCCTCAAAGGGCTCATCCCGCCGTGGAAACACATCGACCAGAAGGGCGCCACCGAAGACGGCATCACCAACATTGATGCGCTGTATGACCCGATCGAGGTTGAGGTAGGTGTGGAATGCCGCGGCCGGTCCCCGAAGTGGACTCGCCGCGTCTACCGCGATCTGGTCGCATCGATCGATGCGAAGCAGGAATCAACCCTGAACTTCCTCACCCACGACATGGGGCACTGGTGGGCACCGGTCCGCTGGTTCCAGGGCGCACCGCAGGCACCGTTGGAGATCGGGAAGCGGCAACGCGAAAGCCTCCGTTTGCGGGCAGATTCAGGGTTCTGGCGCACCTACGACTACACGGCGAGTTTCCAGTTCGTCTACGAGTCGATGACCGACACGTTCAACTACGACACCGCGAGCTCCCAGGACCTCGGCGAGAATTGGCCGCTGTACTACGAGGGTGACGGCGGCGGATACATCTACGCCAATGGGGACCAAGCCAGGTGGCGGGACGACCCGGACGACCCGCTGACCACCGGCACCCGTGAAGTGGTGTGCGGACCGTACAAGGACTTCGACACCGACACCGACAACCAAGTGGTGTCGATGGTGATGGGCGGGTTTCAGGAGTGGAGCCTGCCCGACAGTGGGGCGAACGACCTGTGGGCACGCATGGGGCGTGACAGCAACGGCGACTGGGACGGCAACGGCATCCGCATGAGGGTGCAGGGAAACTGGATCAAACTGTCGAGGTTCAACAACTTCTCGCAGACAGTGATGTATCAGCGGCCTCTCCTGATCGCACCGCTGATTGGGGAGAAGTTCACCTTGGTCGCCGGGTATGAGGGTGATCCCCGCATGTTCAAGGTGCTGCGAAACGGGTTGCCGATCCTGTCGCACAGGGAAACCGGCACTGGTAGTGAACTCGGCTCGGACTTTCGGGGTGTCGGGTTCGGTATGCAGGCCGGTGGGGCGCTGATCACCCAAGCAACACCAGCGCCGGTGCGGAAGATATCCGCCGGGGACAACGCGAACGTCACCCAATCAGGGTTTGTGCCGATGGTCAATGTTGGTGACCAGAAAATGTATTGGGACGCCACGCTGTTTGGTCCGGGCACGTTCCGCTTGTATGACGGTCCTGGTGCGGATGAGTATGTGGAGTTCGGTCCGCTGCTGCCGAATCAGATTGTGTTTCTGCGCACTGATCCCAGGTCGCAGACCACGTTGGTGCAGGATTTGACGGCGGTTCCGCCGTCGCCGCAGGAGTTGAACATTTTCCAGCAGGCCGTGAAGACGCTGCTGTCGTTCTTCTCGCAGCAGAACGCGTTCACCGACCAGGTGGGGTCGTTGTTCGGGATCGTTCCGCCGCAGGGCAATTTCTACAAGTACTTGTCGGGCAGGTTCAGTGAGAATGCGGCGATTCCCGCGAAGTCGCCCGGTGAACCGGCGAAGCAGTATTTCGTGAAGACGGAAATTGTGGGCGGTAATGCTGATTCGAAGGTGATCCTGTCGGGGACGCCGCTCCGCCGCTACCCGATGTGACCCGTTGTTGTTGTGGTGCACCGACGAATGAAAGGAGGGGACGGTTTTGTCGAAGTTTGAACGCGAAACCGCGGCATGGCAAGCAGCCCTCCAATCTGGTGACCCCAACCGGATCGCCCGCACCGCCCGGGCACTCACAGAACGAAAATCTGAGGTAGACACGTCGTTCCGGTTCACGGTGTGCGACAAGTACTGGCAGCCCATGGGATCGGTGGGTGGGGACCTGATCGAGGCGTCCGGCGCCGACCCGCGCAACGACGTCGAAACCGGGCGAATAGTTTTGAAGGGCAACAGCCCACTGATCCCGCTGTTCATGGACTGCAAAAAGACGATGGTCGGTGTGACCGTCGAAACAGCCGGTCTACGGTACGCGTTCTACACGAAGAGCCACACCTACGAATACCGAGACAGCGCATGGACGGGAACAGCTGAGCTGCGCGGAATCCGCGACATTCTCAACTATTACGTGATCTGGCCGTCGTGGTGGCTGCCGATTCAGGCGCAGCCGTTCTCGCACGCAATTTTCGTGTGGGCGCTGCAAACCGTTGTGGAGAACATGGTCGCAGAGTGTGCTCTGCGGTTGCAGTCCGGGTGGCTGGAGTTCATCAACAACGGACTGTCGTTGAATCCCGATGTTCGGGCATGGTTCGGCACCGTGTTGCAGGCTTTGTCGCGGGACGGGTTGTCGGTGCAGGCGTTCACCCGCATGCTGCGCACACCGGTGTATGTGTCACGCACCAACCCTCTGCTGGATACGTCTCCGATGGTGGCGCGGACGGTGCGGATGGAAACAGTGCAGGCCGTCATCAAGGACGTCACCCAGTCGTACGGCGTGGACACCCGCATGGATCTGTGGCTGCCGGGCGACCCGCAACCGGACAGGTGGGCGAACCTGGACCAGCCGACGTACGTTTTTTCCACGGCGGACCGGTCACAGATCACAGGACCCACGAAGACAGTGCTCGATTCGGTGCTGCGCACCACGATTGACCTTGGCGGGTCGTTGGGTGACATTTTCAAACCAGTCATCAAACAGGTTCCTGGCATGGATGGCGTGTTTTATGCGCCCGCGTTGGGTGTGGATTTTGAGCAGCCGTACGCCTATTTCGTCGCACCGGAGCCGGGTGAGGACACCGGTATCGATGCGTGCACGATCACCGACCACACGCCCGAAGGTTGGCAGCACATCATCGGCGGGCGCAGCCCAAAGTGGTTGAACGACCTCATGAATGCTACCTTCGCATGGCTTATCGACTCGCTGATGATCGTCGTCGGGTTCACCGGCATCCCGTCCGATCTGCTGTCCGGGTTCCTCAACAACAGCTTCCTGGCGTTCCAGTTGATACAGCACTACGACCGCCGCGACGACGTCGGCCCGTACCATCCGGCGATCGAGCGGTTCTATCCGACCGCGTCGGCCCCGTACAACATCGAAACGGTTTTCGCGTTCATCAACGCCCTGTTTGATTCTCAGGGCAAGACGACAGCGACGGTCCAGTTCCGCAATGGTGCCCAGTATGCGTTGGGGCGCGACATATTTCGCGGCGGGTTGATGTCACTGGTGTTTATGTCGCGTACCCGGATGGTCACTGACTACATCGAGAACGTGATGTGGCGGGTGACGCAGGATGAGCGGAAGGTTCTCCTGCAGATGGGGGATGGCCGTAAGTCGGAGTCCCCGCTGGCGAAGCATCAACGGTTCATCACGGGGATTTTTGAAACGTTGTCTGTTCTCACGCTGTCACCGCAGGGATAAGCAGCGGTCCGTTTTTTGTAACTCGCCCAACTTGAATGGAGCGTGCCTGATGTCGTGGCCTTTGAATCCCGCTGGGACACATTACTTGTTTGAGGGGATCGTGGAGATTCCTGTCGATCCGTCGGCGGGCGCGGCGATCCTTCAGCTGCGCCCCCAGGGCGGCATTGGTGTTGGTGTTCCTGCGATCGAGCAGGGTGATCCTGGTGTGCCGGCCACGTTCGATACGACGGTGAATCTGACGGAGCTGGACCCGGACGATCCGACACCAGCGGAGGCGTCGTTCACCGAGATCACACCCCCTGGCACATCCACGCCGGGTGTGTATCGGTTGAACCTGGCGTTGCATGCGGGCGCTAAGGGCGCTGACGGTGAAGCTGTGTGGGACCCGACGGATGTTGATCCGTCTCCCGTTGCGGGCCAGATCCCGGTGGTGAATTCGACTGCTGACGGGTTCGTGTTAGCTGCGCAGCGTGTGGGGGACCGGTATATCCCGGCGTCGATCAACAATACGGCGTCGGGTAATGCCAATTCGACGTTGGCTCAGGTGTCAATCCCGGCGCAGCCGTTTGATTGGCGGCCACGCGTCCATGGCTACACGGTGGTCACCGGTGAGGGCGCGGATGTGCGGGTTGATCTGGTGGCCCGGTTGAACGGTGAGACTGGCGGCAACGTGATCGGACGGTGCCCCGGTGTGGCGCAATCGGAGCGGCTGATCCTGGTGGCTGGTCCTGCGGCGGGTTCATCGGATGGGTTTGACCGTGTGGCGGCCGGTACACCGGCGACGATCTATTTCCGGTGTGAACGTCAGGCGGGGTCGGTGACGTACACGACTTCTGCTTCTACGTCGATGTTTTCGGTTGAGGTTCTTCCGCTGCCATGACGCCTTCGTTTGATCCGTTGCCGGAGTGGGCGCATGCGGTGCCGTCTGAGCCGGGTATTCACCCGGAGCAGTCGGCGTTGCAGTGGCAGCGTCCGTTTACTGTTCAGCAGCTGCTTGAGATTGGTGAGCAGTTCATTGAGCAGTTTTTGGCGTGGGTGGTGCGCGCGGTTGTCGGCGTGTTCGTTCCGGGTGAGGCGTCGTTCGACCAGTTGCGTGATTGGGCGTTGAACATCCCGATTCTCGGGGACATCATTGAGGCGATTACTGGCCTGGTGGGTGGTGGGATTGAGGAGCTGACGCAGTTCTTCGGTAACATCCGCAACTTTTTCCAGTCGATCAACTTCAACGATCCGAGTTTCAATCCGATTCAGGCTGCGGTGCAGTTGGTGAACATCATCATCGCCCCGCTGCGGAACCTGCTGCCCAGTTTGTTGACGATTCTGCCGATCGGCGGTATCTCCAACCAATCGCCGAACATTCTTCCAGCCCCGAAGTTTCCCGAGGGGTCGGTAGGCAATAACGCGGATTGGGTTGTGGACCCGTCGCGTTCGCGTAGCGGTGATGGTACGGGCGCGGCGAAGGTCATTGCCGATGGCACGTTGAAGGCGCTGCGGTCGGGGCAGAATGTTGGCGATTTCTTCGCGGTGAGCGAAGGCCAGACGGTCACCGCCCGGGTGTTTGTGTCACATGAGGGGTATGTGGGCACGGGCGCGCCGATTCGGTTGCAGCTGGTGCCGTACATCGATGGTGTTGCACAGCCCCCGGTGGATTTGAACGCGTACGCCCCGCAGGACGCGAACCTGGCGTGGCCAGGTAAGGAGTTGTCCGGGGAGTATCGGGTGCCAGCTGGGGTGACTGGTGTGCAAACCCGGTTCGTGGTCATGGAAGAGGCCACGGGTGGAACATTCTGGTGGGATGACGCCGAGGTCAAGCAGACCGGCGTCATTCAGCAGTCGTGGGTTGAGGGTCTTCCGGAGATCCTGCAAACCTTGCTGGCGCGGGTGCAGTTGACGATCGACACGGTGGTGTCGGCGATCCGCGGCGGCGTGCAGACCGTTGAGAACACGCTGGAGGATTTGTTCGACGCTTTGCGCAACATTTCCCCGGAGTCGATCGCGGGCATGCTTGGCCCGGAGAACCTGCGGGAAACCATCGAGAACATCGTCAACAGCATTGTCGGTGGCCTGGTGGGCCTTCCGGGCATTGGTGCGGGCATCGCCGACCTGTTCAACGTGTTGCAGGAGATCGCTTCGCGCGCCAGCTTGGGGTTGTTCTCGTGGGACATCCTCGGCATCAGAACCAACAAGCCCGTCGATAGTGGTTTGTTGCCGTCGGAGCGGTCCAACTTCCCGTTGTCGAACGTCACGACGTGGCTTGAAGCTACGCAGAGCAACTCGCTCATCGGTGTTGACCTGATTGAAGAGTCGATGCCGCTGGGCGTGGTGTCGTGGATCGGCTACGGCCTTGCGGGGATCACTGAGTTCTACGTCAACATCTGGAAGGTTGACTTGACGTCGGGTAACTGGACGCTGGTGCACCATTCCCCGAACATTGTTGGGCTTTTGGGTGGCACGGCCGCGCCGGGGGAGTTCATCTCCTACGAGTTGGATGACCCGGTTCCCGTGGTGGCGTCCGAGGCGTACGCCTATGAGCTTGTCCCCGTGGGCGGTACGCATTATGTGCGTGGCCGCGTGGCGGACTTGCCGAATCATCCGACGTCGCAGATCGTGTCGCTGGCGGCCACCCGAAACAACACGTCGCCGAATAGCCCGCCGTCTTCGATTGCGAAGGCGTCGGTGACCCGCTCGGGTGATGTGCCGTGGGTGAGCATCGCCGTGGACACAGGTTCCGGCGGCGACCATCACGATCCGTTGAAAATCTATCTGGGCACCGCGGCCACGGCGTTCCCGGTTCAGAACTGGGTGAACTACATCGACCCAGTGGCAGTCGGCGCCGGTGGCGGTGGTGCACAAGGCTGGGCCTTGGGCATCAACGGTCAGGCCGGTCAGCCCGGGAAGTTCAACGCCACCACATGGGTGCGCGGTGAGCATTTCGGCGACAACGCCATCATCACCCTCGACCCGGGCGCTGGCGGCGTGGGCGGTCCTGGTGACGGCGCGGCCGGCGGTAACACCACGTTGTCTATCTCAACCCCCGGGGGTGACACGTATTCCATTGTCGCCGAAGGTGGCGCGGCGGGTACCACTGAAGGGTTTCTGTCGAAACCTGTTGGCCGAGGCCCGGGCACGTTCACGTTCAATGGCCAGGACTATGTGGGCGGCGTTGACCAGAAGGTCATGGGCGGCCACGGTGCGCCCGCTGGTGGTGCCGGTAACGGCGGCAAGGGCTCGTTGGCGGCCTTTCAGTCCGGCGGCAATGGCGCTCCTGGTGGCGGCTGGGTGTTCTTCCGGCCCGACCCGCTGCCTGACCCTGACCCGGATTTGACGCCCCCCACTGCTCCGACGTTGGTGGAGCTGGTCGATTCAACTTTCAGCACTATCACGATTACGTGGTCTGGAGCAACAGACGTATGACAATCAAAGGGTATTTCGTTTACGCGAAAGAGAAGGACGCTTCGGGCGATTTCGTTCAGTTGAATCCCGACCCGGTGTTGCCGCCGTATGAGACAAACGGTTTGAAGTCGAACACCACGTACGAGTTCTATGTGAAGACGGTGGACAACGCCGGCTGGTTGTCGGACCCGTCGGATACCTACGAGTTCACCACTCCCGCGCACACTGCGGGTGATTTGTTGTCGCCGGAGGACCAGGCGATGGTGGATTTGATTGTGGAGGAGTCCCGCGCGGAGACCGGCCAGCCGGGGGTGATGTTGCAGATCACCGGTCCGCGCGGGAACTATGCGAAGGCGTATGGCACCACCGTGGGCGGCACGGTTCGCCCGTTGACGTTGGATGACCACTTCCGCATGGGTTCCTCCACGAAGATGTTCACCGCGATTGCGTTTTTCCAGGCTGTCGATAAAGGGTTGATCTCGTTGGATGACACACTGGAGCAGTACGTTCCGGGGATTCCGAATGGTGCCGCGATCACGATGGGGCACATGCTGTCCATGCGGTCCGGGATCGCCGAGTACACGGCGGGTATCAACGCAATCTGGTACGCCCTGTTTCCGACGTGGCCTTGGACGGGTGCGAAAGACATGCTGGGGACGATGAAGGGGCCGTCAAACTTCTATCCCGGCACCGACTATCTGTACACCAACTCCAACTTCGCACTGATCGGCATGGTGCTGGAGATCGTCGACCCGGCACAGCGGCCGATCAAGCAGATTTTCAAAGAGGACATCATCGACCCGCTGGGGTTGACAGAAACGTCGTGGCCACCGACGGGTCCAGTTCCGCCCCCGGCATCTATCGCTGATGCGATCAACCCGAACTTTCTGGACGCGGCGGGCGCGTTGGCGACGAACATCAACGACTACACGAAGTTTGCGGAGGCGTTGCGGGACAACGCGATGGGACTGTCCCCGGAATCGTACGATACGTGGCTGTCAACGTTCTGGAAGCACCCCACGGGGTGGGACCAGTACGCGAACGGGTTCTACATTCCCTCCGAGTACTACTACGGGTTCGGTATGGAGTCGTTCGGCACGTGGTTCGGGCATCCCGGCTTGTTCTCGGGCGGCTGGTCGTCAACGATATTCTTTGAGCGGGATTCGGGTGCGACGTTCACCCTTCATGAGAACAAGAACACGAATGCGCCTCCGGCGGCTGGCTATACCCGTATTTGGGTGCGGGTGGCGGAGTATCTGTATCCCGGCACGATCACGAATGACCAGAACTGGCCGGTGCCACCGGAGCCGGTGGACCTTGGGTTCGACAAGGTTTCCGACCCGCTTTCCGGTGTGGGCAGCAAGCAGATACAGTTCGCCGCGTCGGATGGCGCTGCCGTATTTGTGGTGATGTCTTGGGACCGTGCGGGATCGGCCCCTTCGGCCACGTATGGCGGTCAGGGTGGCACCCTAGTCGGCTCGGTGTCCAACGATGACGACCCAGCGAATGGTGGTTTGGCGATCTTCCGCATGGACGCCGCAGGGTCCGGCGTGGCCCGCCCATTGAAGGTCACCGGCCCAGGGTGGATTAGTGCGTATGCCATCTCATTCAATGACGTGACGTCAGTGGGTGTGCCGACCTATGCGCATGGAAACGGCACTGCACATACGCAGTCGGTAACCGTTTCGAGTGGCGTGACGCTACAAGCGTTCGGCGCCGGCGGCGGCGCCTCGTATGACCTTGAGCAGATTGTGGGCGCCCGGTTGCGCGCCAAGCAAGAGGGCACCAACCCGCTGTTGTGCGTGAACACCACAACCAAAACGGGAACGGTCAGTGCCACCTCGTCGCGGCCGAATAAGTGGGCTGGCATGGCGGTGAACTTGCAGATTGGGGGATGAGCGTGGCTGTTGGCTGGTGGGCTGAGTCCCACGTCTCGTTCGGCGTCACCCTCACTCCTGAGGTGGGATTCCACTACGGCGGGCCGAAACAAGAGTTCGGTGTCACCATCACTCCAGAGATCGGCATGTCCGCCGTAGCCCACAATCGCGTGGGTTTCGGGTTGTCGGTGCCGGTCTCGCTGGGAATGGGGGCGGCCAGCCACAGCAAGGCGTCGTTCGGTCTGGTGTTCGCGCCGTATATCGCGATGCGTGGTCCGGCAGCGTTCGAGCCGGTGTTTCCGTCGGAGGATTTGTATCCGTCGGTGTCGCTGTTCCCGACGCCGCGCGCGCAGTCTCCCGGTTTCGGGTTGTCGTTCGCGCCGAGCCTGGGGTTCGAGGCCGCGCCGAAGTTTGTGCGGTCGTTCGGTATCGAACTGGACCCGCAGGTCGGCATGGGTACCGCACTCGGGTTCACGAAGGGCTTCGGGCTCGAACTGTCCCCGCAGGTTGGAATGTCCGGCGCGGAGCGGTATTACCGCGAGTTCGAGCTGACATTCGCCCCCGAAATCGGTATGGACGCCGTGGGTAATGATGGCGTTGATCCGGTGGCGTTCGACGCAGCATCGGCAGTGAATGCAGGCACCGCTGACTTCACGTACTCGCATACGGCGACTGCTGGTGCGGCGGTTGTGGTTGCGGTGGTGCTGACCGGGTCCGGTGGGTCGATGGTGAGTGTCACCTACGGTGGTGTGGCGATGACGTCGGTAGGCAGTGTCGACCTGGACAACACCGCCGCCCAGGGAACATTGTTTTTGTACTTCATCAACGATGTTCCCGGTGGGGCGCAAACCATTGCGATCGATAAGGGTGGGTTCACGTGGTGCCGGTCGGCAGCGGTGTCGTATCTGAATGTTGGTTCGTACGGGGCGTTTAACAGCGCCTATGGCAGTGGTACGACGGTGTCCCACCCGGCCACGTCGGTTGCTGGCGGGATGGTGGTGCAGGCGCTTGGTGTGCGCAAAAACGTCACCATCACACCGTCTGGTGGAACAACCCGGGCGAACGCCAGCAACACCGGTGGATCCATGTCGATGAGCGACTCCACGTCGTCGACCACGTTTGCGGCGACACTCGCCTCGTCCAACACATGGGCATCTGCGTATATCGTCCTCAATCCCGCATAACTCGGAAGGAAACAATCATGGGTATTCCCAACGCAACTCACAAAGCAGCATCGGACGCTATCGCCGGTCTCGGTGACTGGATCAGTGTGCATACCGGAGCTGCTGGCACCACAGGGGCGAATGAAGCCACGGGTGGTGGATATGCGCGGGAGCAGACGTCGTGGACGTCGGGCTCCACGGGCACCAACACCGGCGACGAGGTTGAAATCTTCGTGGCGGCAGGCACCTACGTGGAGGGCGGCATCTGGTCGGCCAGCTCGTCGGGCACGTTCGTCGGTTCGGAAGCTTTCGACGACGGTGACGTGGAGGTGTCCGGTTCGGGAGCGAGCATCTCCGTGACGCCCCGCATAGTCGCCTGAAATCCTGGATAGGGGAACTGTTTTGAACATCAAAACTGATCATCAGATCGTCGCGTTCGGCAACGACATGATGGGCTTGTTTGACCGTGACGGCACGTTGATTGTGCAGGCCGCCCGCGTGGTTGGCGGGTGGGAGGTCACCGCCGAGGGGCGGCCCCCGGCGACCGTGTTGGATCGGTCTTCGGCGATCACCGAAATGATCAACACCGCCCTCGCGGTGCTTCCGGGTGACGGTTATTCGTGCCTGGTGCCGAGGGGTTTGCGGGCGCAACCCTAGGAGGGGGTTTGGTATGGCTTATTCGAAGCAGTCGTGGGAGAACGTTCCCTCAACGAACACCCCGTTGTCGGCGGACCGTCTCAACCACATCGAGGACGGTATCGAAGGGGCGCATGAGGGGCTGGACGATAAGGCCGACCTCGCCCACGACCACGTTTTGGCCGATGTTACCGATGTCACCTCTACTGGCGCGGCTATTGCTGGCGCGGCGGATAACGATGCAGCCCTGGAGGCTTTGCAGCCGGAGTTGGACAACAAGATCCACGAGATCGTCGACTACTACGCGACCAACGAGTTGGATGTTCAGGTGGATGCTTCCGATGTGGTGTCGGGCACGCTGAGCATTAATCGCATCCCCGTGGGTAGTAGTGGTTCCACGGTGTGTGTTGGTAATGATTCGCGCCTGTCGGACCAGCGGACACCCTCGGACAACTCGGTGACCCTGGCGAAGATTCAGGACGGTGCGATCACCAACGCGAAAATCAATACCGGCGCGGCGATTGCGAAATCGAAGCTGGCTTCGGATGTGCAAACCTCACTGGGTAAAGCGGATTCGTCGGTGCAGAAATCCGGCAGCGCGTCCGGGATGTGGATGGGCACCACCCTTCCTGGTACCGGCACGGCGGGTGTGTTGTACGTGGTGGTTCCGTGAAAGTTTGGAACGGCACAGCGTTCGTTGACCCCACCGCGTTCAAAGTGTGGAACGGGTCGGCGTTCGTCAACCCTGAGTTGTACACGTGGAACGGGACCAGCTTTGACAAGGTGTGGCCGTCGTTTGAACCGTTCAGCATCTCCAGCGAAGACCCCGGCTACGAGGATCTGATCGACGAGCCGGTACCCGAGGGCGCATCCGGTTGCTGGGTCACACTCGGCGGTGCGGGCGGCGGCGGCGGCTCCGGCCGCAGATCCAACTCCGGCTACCGCTACGGCGGCGGCGGCGGGGGCGGCGGTGGCTACATCGGCCGCGTCTGGATTCCACGCGCGTCGCTCGGCTCGACGTATACCCTCGTCCGGGGCCTCGGTGGCGCCGGTGGAGCGCGGGCGGCGGGATCGTCCAACGGCAATAACGGCGCTCCCGGCGGTTCGACTGTGTTCTCGTCCGGCAGCGTTTCCCTGACGGCTAGCGGAGGGGCAGCAGGCGCGAGGGGCACTAACTCGTCGTCCAGCGGAAGCGGCGGGGCCGGCGGTACAACCAGCATCTCCGGCATATCCGCAACAGGCTATACAGGTGGCAAAGGCGGCAACGGCGGTAGTAACCCAACTAGCGGGGAGAGCCGTTCAAACGGTGCGGGCGCTGGCGGTCGGGGGGCTGGAGGCGTCCTGTCCAACGACAACAGCATCAGCGGCGGTAGCAACGGAACCAGCTCCGGCCCCGCGGGGAACGGCGGCGGGGGGACCGCCGGAGCCATAAACACGGGCGGATCAAACGCAGGTAGCGGCGGTGACGGCTACGTCCTGATCGAGTGGGAATAACTCGCTAACGGTTCGGGTCACCAGCAGCGCGGAGTTGATACACACGCTGCTTGGAAATCTTCAGGGCGCGGCCAATGTCATGCCACGTGATGCCGTGGACAGTCATCGCCTCATAGACGAGGGCAGCCAGTTCGGCATCAAGCTCGGCGATAGTCGCTGCGCGTTTCTGCCGGTTGGCGATCATGCGGTCGATGATTGTCACATCTAGGAGTGTATCTCAAAGAAACACTTGTGCACGTGGTCAAACGCGGTTAGACTCGCGTTCATCAACTTGAGACACCGCCCGGCGGGGCGATAGGCCTGAGAAACCAACCCCGCCGGACGGCCCACCCCCAACAGGAGGCCCACCAATGCTACGCACCACCACCGCGACTGTCTTCGCAATCGCCGCACTCGCCCTCGGAATACCCGCAGTCGCTGATGCCGCACCCGCCCACTGCGCGAATCACGGCACCGGCCACGGGCAGATCTACAAGCACGCATGCGCCACCGGCAGCGGCGGCGCAGGAGCCGACTGGACATACGCCACCCACGCCGACGGCACACCCAAGATGGACGGCACCAAACACATCTACAAGTGCGTGCGCCACTGCGGCGGCGGCCGCCACCACGTCGAAACCACCGACACCTGGTGACCCGCCATGAAGATCCACGTTCAATCCCGCGGCCCCGCCGGCTGGAACGCAACAGTCCTCTTCACCACAGGAACCGTCCTGACTGTCGCTGACGACCAAGGTCGCAGGCACCTGATCGACACGTCCCGCGTCACGGTCAGGAGACTGTCATGACCAAACGAGTAGCGGGGGCGATCGGAACCGGACTCCTCGGCGGTGTCGCCCTCACCGGACTCATCTCGTGGATGTTCGCCACAGGACATCCAGCGATCGACTTCTTCATCGAACGCGACACCCTCTTCTACATCTGAACAACCCCCACACAGAAACCCCGCCACCACGAGGTGCGCGGGGTTTCTGCATGAAAGGACCCCCCGACATGGACCGTCTCGGAATCATCCTGCTCAAACTGCTCGGACCGCTCGCCGACAGGATCGCTGACCGCATCGCCGACAGGATCACCGAAAACCTGCCCGACCTATCCGATTTGGATGATCAGATCGTCGCGAAACTCCCCGACCTGACCAACCTTCCAGAACAGGTCATCAACATCATCGACGGCGCGCTCCGCTCCATCCCCGTCCTCGGCGGAATCCTCGGGAGCAAACGGTGACCACGAAAGATCAAGTCGCCCAAATCACCATCGCCGAAGCCAAGGCGCGCGGCTACGCCCGCAGCGAATGCCTGGCGGTCATGTCCACCTTCTACCAAGAGTCCGGCTGGAACGACACCATCTGGGACCCGACCCACACCACCTACGGCATTGCCCAACAGGACGGCTCCTACCCACACCGCTTCGACGGTGCCGCAGCCCAAATCAAAGGATTCTTCGACAAGCTCGACGTGTGGTGCGCCAAACCCGGTGCCAGCACCGATATATGGCTGAACATCTGCTGGATGCAGCAGGCCCCCAACTGGCCCAGCGCTGACTACTGGTACGCCAACGGCCGCCGCGCCTACCTCACCGAAATCAAGTCACGCATCACCACCGTCACCCCATACCTCGACAAGTACTGGCCCGCCGATGGAGGTACCGCCGTGCCCGACGAACCACGCCCCGACTTCAACGAGTTTCCGATCTGGTCGAACAACAACAGCGCCCGCAGCGGCAAGCCCACCATGTTCCTGATCCACACCCAGGAAGGTGGTGGTGGGGACGCTGCCGCCGAGAACCTCGCCAAGTGGTTCCAGAACGCCAACGGTGTCTCCTACCACTACACAATCTCCCAGGCGTCCGATGGTGGTGTGACGGTGGTCGATTGCGTCGACACCGACCGTGCTGCCTGGTCTGTGGGCAACGCGAACAGCATCAGCATCAACCTGTGCTTCGCTGGGTCCCGCGCTGCCTGGTCGCGGGATCAGTGGATGAAGCAGTCCAACGCGATCGACGTCGCCGCGTATCTGGCGGTGCAGGACGCGAAGAAGTACGGCTTCACCCCGTTCGTGGTTCCCCCGCCGTATACGAATGGGCGACCTGGCATCTCGGACCACCGGTGGGTGACTGACGTGTTCAAGTGGGGCACTCACACCGATGTTGGTGCCAACTTCCCGTGGGACTACTTCACCGAGCGCGTCGCCTTCTGGGCCAACGGTGGTGTCAGTGAACCGGAACCGCCGAAGGTGAAGCGGTTCCCCGACGACTGGACCGACCGCGAACTCGCCGTGGAGACCTTGCGTCAGCAGCGCGGCTACGCGCTGGATGGTTGGCCGCAGCTCGGCGGCCGCACAGTGGTGGACGTACTTGGCGCGATCGGCGAAAAGCTCGGCGTCGAAGGCTGCTACGACGTCAAGGGCAAGTCCTGATGCGCATCGACGGGCAGTATGTGGGCCTCGGGTTGGGTGATTCGTCCGAGGAAATCCGCCGGATCAAGGCGTTCATGCGGCGCAAGTTCGCTTCCTACGCGGGCGATTTGGCTGACACCCCGCTCTACGACGAGCAGATGACCGCCGCGGTCGCCGAGATGCAATCCCGGTACAACACGGCTGGGCAGCTGCGCGACGGGCTCTACATCCCCGGGATTATCAACGCTGAAACCAAGTACGTCATGGGCTACCTGCCGCGCCCCGTCGTGGATACCCGTCCCGTGCTGATCACCGTGTGCGGCACCGGTGTTCACTGGTGGATCGGCCCCGACGCCGACACCGCCCGCGCCGTCGAAGACAAATACCTGTGGCAACCCATCGGCTACCCAGCAGCAGCATTCCCGATGGGCAAATCCATTGCCGCCGCCATCACCGAAACCCACAACCAAGCTAACCGGTGGCGCGAACGCATCGAAACCCACGGCGCCGCGCTAGCAGGCTACTCCCAAGGCGCGGTAGTGGTTTCCGAACTGTGGATGAACCACATCGCACCCGAAGACGGCTCCCTGCATTGGATGAAACCGCACATCGAGAAAGCCGTGACGTGGGGCAACCCGAACCGCGAACTCGGTCACGTGTGGGCCGATCACGGCGGCTCACCAATGGCCCCGTCCAACACCCAAGGCGTCTCATCGAACGGTATGCGTGACACCCCGCCGTGGTGGCGCGACTACGCACACCAAGGTGACCTGTACGCGTGCACCGAACCCGGCGACACACAAGAGGTCCGCAACGCCATATGGCAGATCGTGCGCGACCTGGACCTGTTCACCGGACCCGATTCGCTACTCGCCCAAGTGGTCGAACTTGTGCAGGCACCGCTACCGGAGGCGATCGCGATCACCAAAGCGTTGTTGGACGCCGGCATGTTCTTCGCGAAACGCACTGGCCCGCACGTGGACTACAACGTCCAGCCCGCCATCGACTACCTACGCACATAACGGGAGGACCACCTGATGTTGACACGTTCGTTTTGGATCGACGCCGCTGAACGCGCGGCCCGCACATTCGCCCAAACCGCGATAGCCACACTCGGCGCGGGCGCGGTTGACCTACTCGCCACCGATTGGGTGTCAGTGCTGTCAGTGTCCGGCGGCGCCGCAGTGGTGTCACTGCTGATGTCGATCGGCGCCGAACGCCGCGGAAACCCCGGAACGGCGTCGGCCACTAGAGCGGTCACCACCGCATGATGTGGGAATCGGTGCGCGAAGCGGTGGACGCCGCGTACCAGCCTGACGACGGTATCGACCTGATAGGACTGCTCATCATCGGACTGCCCTCCACCATCGCCGCCATCGGAACAGGGATCGTCGGCGTACTCACCGTTCAGGGACAGCGCAAAGGCCGGGAGCGCGCACGCCAGATCGACGCGAAAACCGATGAGATTCACGAGCAGACCGTCAACACCCATAACACCAACATGCGTGACGACCTCGACGAGATACGCGATCTGGTGCGGGACGGATTCAAACAAGTCCAGCGGGACATCAGTGGACTGAGGGAGGAACTGCGGACTGAGCGGCTGGAACGCATCGAAGGCGACAAGCGACGCGACCGATGAAACACCGGGAAAGGGAACATCGAATGTCACTATTGGCCGATCTTGCAGGTTTGGAGCCCCGCACCTGCCCCGCATGTGATTGGGTTGGTGCCCGGTCGAAACAGGAACGCGCAGAGATCAAATCCTCGTTGGAGTCCGCGAAACGCGGCGACGTCAGATTCACCGACATACTGCGGGTCCTCGTCAAACACGGCATGCCAGACATGAATCCAACAGCGTGGCGGCACCACGCGAGGAACCATCATGTCCCTGACTAGCGACTTGCGCCAGGTGCGCATCGCCGAAGGTGTGCGCAACAAAATCCTGATCCTCGACGTTGAACGGCTCCCCGGAATCACCGAACAATACTGGTGGGGCAGGGGAGACCTGAAGAACCGGTACGTGCAGTACGAGACGGTGACCCGCATGCCGCGCACCACGATTGTGTGCGCCAAGTGGTATGACCAGCCCGAGGTTATCCAGCTCGCCGAATGGGACAAAGGTGGACGCAAACGGTTCCTGCGGCGCGTCCACAACCTGCTATCCCAAGCGGATATCGTTGTCGGCCACTACATCGACGAAGCTGATGTGCCGTGGTTGAAGGGTGATCTGCATTTGGAGGCCGGGTTACCTCCGCTGCCTCCGTTCAAAACCGTTGACACGTTGAAGGTGCTGCGCCGCGAGTTCAAATCCGGGGCACCGTTCAAAGGTTTGGACGCGTTCTGTCAGATCGTTGGCCTGCCCGCCAAAACTGACCGTTACGACCGGGGCGCGATGGAACGTGCCGTGACAGGGAAGAGCGCCGCGGATCGGGAACGCTTGGTGTCTTACTGCGCTGGCGATGTGGTAGCCACGCAGGGTTTGTACGACTTCCTGCGGCCACACATCAAAAACCATCCCGCACTGTTTGTTGACGGCGAGGACAAGCTGATGGTGTGTAACCGGTGCGGTGGTGAAACTGTGGTGATCCCGCGGCGGTACGTGGCGAATGTGTTGACGTACACGATGCGCCGCTGCACCAACTGCGGGGCGCATTCACGACTGTCCATCGAGCCGGAACGCATGAGCGCTGTGAGAGGGGTTTGATGTGAACGTTCGAGTGTGCACGTTTCTGGACCACAGTGTGACGGTGGGCTTCCTGTGGGACGCGCTCAAAACGTGGGTGCGACCGTGAAGCCGGCCGATCCTGTCCGGGCTGCGATCCAAGAGAGTTTGGATGCGCAGGGCGACGGCTGGCAGGTCGCGCACTACGTTGTGGTCGCCGGCTTGGAGCGGATCACCGGCGACCGGATGGACTTGGGTGCGACGACGATCATCACACCCGTAGGTCAGCCTGACTATCTGACGGAGGGCCTGGTGGGCCGCTACTGGGATGAGTCAGACGATGAGTGATCCGCAGTTGGAGTTGTGGCGGTCGGTGTGGCTGGCGGTCGTCGCGGGGATGATCGTCGCGCTGTTAGTTCACGTCTGGGCTTAAGCCACGCCTCGTGAAGCATCAGGCTTCAGGAGAGGTTACGGGGCCGCCCCGCTTGCACAACTCTCCAGCTCTCCCGCGTGAATACCCCGGAGGATGTCCGCGGCACGGTCGGTCATTTCCCGGTGAAATCCCCTCTAGGGTTACCTTTAGGGTGATCCCCTGCGAGGCTTATGGCCTCTGACCTGTGCGCCGTGAGGGTTTCGAACCCCCGACCCGCTGATTAAGAGTCAGCGGTTGATAGGTTGCATACCAGGAGAAACGTTGTCAAACCCGCAGGTAGACACCCGATACTGCGCAATTCTGCGTAATGCTGCGCAGCACCGTAGGGTGAACCGTAGGGTGACCCCCCGGGAGGGAAACGATGGCAACCAAGAAACGCAGAACCCGCGGAGACGGAGCGTTCTTCCAACGCGCCGACGGCAAATGGATGGGACGAGTAGAACTACCCCCCGACCGCAACGGCAACCGCCGCTACAAATGGGTGTCCTCCGTTGACCGCAACACCGCCATGGCCAAACTCAAACAACTCCGCCGCGACGTCGAAGAGGGCCGCATCGCCACCACCTCATCCACAACTGTGGAGAAGTGGATGCTGCACTGGATCGACAACATCCACGCCAAACGTAAAGTCCGACCCGGCGTCCTCAACGACTACCGGGCCGCCATCCACAACCACATCAACCCGATCCTCGGCGCGAAACGCATCGACAAACTCACCCCGCAGCATGTGCGGGACCTGCACTCCGAGATCGGGGCCTCCCGCACCGCCGAGCTGGTCCATGTCATCGTCCAGAAAGCCCTGGACGATGCGGTAGCGGAGGGTGTGGCGACCAGGAATGTGGCCGCATTGGTCGACAAACCCGAGTACCGGAAGAAGAAACGCAACGGCTTCCCGGCGGACGTGGCGCAGCACATCATCCACACCGCGTTCCAGGTGTGCGACGAACCAGATGCGGTGCGGATCGCCGCCGGTTTCCTGACGGGCGCCCGCCGTGGGGAACTCCTCGGCCTGCGCTGGCCCTACGTCGACAACCCCGCTCAGGGATGGATCACCATCGCTTGGCAGTTGCAATCGGAAACCCGCATCCACGGCTGTGGGGACCCTCTACCCGAACCGTCACCGCTGTCCCGGCCCGACCGTATGCCCAAAAAACCCCCATACTGGCCTTGCGGGAAGACACGGGCATGGGCATGCCCGCAGTCCCGGTGGGACCTGCCGGCGCATTTCGAGTATCAGGAATGTGAGGGGTCGTTGTTGTTCACCCGGCCGAAGACGGACGCTGGTTGGCGTGAGGTGCCGTTGTTGCCGCCGTTGTATGTGGCGATGCAGAAACTCCGCACCGACAATCCGCACGACTTGGTGTGGCACAAGGAGGGGAAGCCGATCGATCCCCGTTCGGACTACGACGTGTGGCGTGGCGTGTTCCGCGCTGCTGGGGTGATCGGTCCAACCGAGTCGTTGCCGCCGCACAACTCGCGGCACACCACCTCGACATTGCTGCGCGCAGCGGGTGTGGATGAGCAAACGCGTATGGAGATCTTGGGTCATGCGAGTGTGGATGCGCAGCGGATCTATGCGCATGCGGACCGGGCGAGGCATCTGGAGGCCATGCAGGGGCTGTCCGAGCTACTCCCATCGACGTTTGCGTTAGAAACAGGCGACCGACTGTAAATGCGCCCTGCCGAGGGATTCACCATCCCCGGCAGGGCGCTTTTTTGCGTTCTGGCGGGGTGTCAATCCGTCATGGTCCAAGTTCCGCAGCCGCTCGTGCGGAACACGATCCGGTGATCCCCGTTGATTGTGCCGGTCCACGACGCGACACCATCGGGTTGGATGTTCGCGCGGACAGTGCCGGATGGTGCTTCACCTTCGCGGAGTGTTTCGCCGCCGCGGTAGTCGGCGATGCTGACGACCGCCCACGTGCAGCCGGGGGAGCTGGGTGGGATGGTGGCGGTGTAGGTGCCCCAGTCGTATCCGTCTGCGCCGCCCATGTTGTGGGTGCCGTCGCCGGGGATGGTGCGGTACGGGTTGGGCCGTGTAGTGGTGGTGGTTGGTGTGGTGGTTTGTGATGCGCTTCTGTCGTCGTCGTCGTCGTTGTTGCGGGTGGAGACGATGCCTACGACGGCGAGCACAGCGAGCGCGGTGACCATCACCTTCCCTGGTGACACTGCGCGATCATTGGTGGTCATCTGGTAGTGGGCTTTCTGTGTTGGTGGCTAACTTTCGCGCACTGGCGTTATCTGATCGTGACATTCCCATGTTTGGGCTTCCTGTGTCGATTCTGGCAATGATCCGTTAGCGTCTACGCATCCGGTTGCGAGGGGTGACCGGTGCTGGTGATTTCGGTAGGTGCAGCCCATGTTTGATGACGAACTCGACACTCTGTTGGTGCGGATTCTGAACGCGATGGACGAGTGTCCGCCAACAACATGGACGTTGCGCCGGGCACGTCTAGTCCTTGCGGCGTTGACGTGCCCGGACGCTCCTGGCGATGTGGTCGCGAATCTCCGCCCCGGCTGTTTCGCCGGTCCGAGGTTGGCGCGGTTGCGTCGTGTCACTGGCCGCGGCGTCTAGGTCGCCCTCCTGGTCTTGACGCGCTTCGCGCGGTGTTCGCGTCGTCTGCGCAGTTTCCATGACATCTCTTGCCTCCTTTAGTCGTCGCCGGACTTCGGCGAGAAGTTCGTCGTCTGAGTAGTGGACTATCGCCGGCTCGGGTAGCGGCGGTGGAATATCTGACTGTTGAAATCCGGCTATCGCCAGAGCTTCGTTGACATCCCATTGGACAGCTCGGGCAGCGGCGGCCACGGTGGATGCGGTCGTTCCGATTGGGATCAGTGTCCCTTTGTTGATCTGCCACCCCGTTTCCAGTTGCTTCCACCGTCCTGCGCTGACGGCGGGCTTGTCGCTGCCTGGTGGCGTTGTGCGCCGTGAGGCTTCGCGCTGAGATAGCCCGACGCGCTCCCTGTGCCGCTTGAGTTCTGGCCCGAATGGCCAGTCCTCGCGGTGTTCCTTGTTCTCGTTCACGCCTACATGTTCGCGTGCAAACAGGTGCAAAGTCCACTGCTTGCACAACCCTGATTCTTTGCAGTTACGCGCTTGTAGTTTTCGAACATTGCAGGTCACAGCATTGTTGGCGAGAACTGCGCGCGAACTCTTGCGGTTTGCACTTGTTCGCAGTACAGTTGGCGGCATGGTCAAACAGTCCTACGGGGTGTGGCAGGAACTCCGGGTCATCCGTGAGCGCACAGGTTGGTCATCCGCCGAACTGTCCCGCGAAAGCGGAGTTTCCGCCCCTTACCTCTCCCAGCTTGAGAACGGTGACCGGTGGCCGAACGCCACCGTCACCAAGAAGCTCGCCGTCGCGCTCAAGGTTCCCGTCTCCGTATTGGAGCGGCCAGCAGAGCAGAAAAACCCCGCTGCATAAGAAGAAGCCCCCACCTGTGTGCAGCAGGTGAGGGCAGAGACACCTGAGAGGAAAGGCTCAAATGTCTGAATTACAGCTTACCGGCCTTCTCGAGTCCTATGGGGCTACTGCGGTGGTTGAGCGTTCCAGCCGGAATGTGTGGCCCGAATCATGAGCTTCTCTTTCTACTCAAAACCTCAGCGTCTGATCAAAAAGTCACACGGCGGTGTGACCATCGGTCTAGGGAACTACGACGGAACCGACCTGGCCTACCTCAATGTTGCCGGTTACCGAAATGACGCCGATGTCCTTCTCACCGCCGATGAACTCACGGATCTGATCGACCAGCTGACCATCATCCGCAACGCGATGAGGGAGACGCGATGACGTTTCATTCACGCCCGAGGCCTCCGATTCAGCATTTCCCGAAACCGAAAAAGCCTTTGTTCCAGTCGAAACCGAAGGATGCGAAATGAGCACTCCCAGATGGGCCACGTTCAAAGAGGCCGCGTCATACCTCCGCTTGAAATCAGACGTGCTGATACGGGAGGCAGTCAAAAACGATGGGTTGAAGGCATATCCGATCGGTAACGGTCGGGAGGCGCGTGTTGACCTGAATGAGGTTGATGAGTGGATGAAGTCACGTAGCTATGAGCCGAGGTCCGCGTGAGTACTGAGCAGAGGTACGTGGCCAGTTTGGACGTGTCCGCATGAACCTCACTGAGTATGAGCGATGGATGCTGGGCATGTTGTTGAGTCACCGCACTCGGACTGTTTCGTCGGTCGAGGTTCGTCACAAGGTGAATCCTCCGGGTTCTGCGTCTCCTGAGGTGCGTGCTGAGCGCGCGAAGCAGAAGGCTGCGGCGAAGCGGAAGAAGGCGCAGCGGAAGGCGGGACGGCGATGAGCCAGGACGTCATCCCAGAGCCCCGCGTGTGCGAGTGCGGTCACCAGTTCCGCTGGTACGACATCGATCCCGACCCTGATACCACGTCGGTTTTCTACGAGATCGCGGTTGAGGCGGGGATACCGATTCTCCGGACGCATGAGGACGTGGTTGAGCGGGATTGCCCGCACCTGAATGGGACTGTCATTCAGCACTGCTCGAAGTGTGGCCGCGTGGTGGACATGTGGGGCATGGGTCCTGCTGGCGGGTTGGAGTGCGAGTGCTGGGAGGGCCGGTTGTGAGTACGTCTGCTCCTAAGCATCGGAGTGTGTGCCAACTGTCGGGTGAAGTTCGCCCGTCGGGGGTGTGGAAAGCGTTGGCCGAGTGGGATGCCCGTCAGTTGCGTGAGGCTGCGGAGTTGGAGGCGTTGCGTGAAGAAAACGCCCGTCTGAGGTGCCGGCTACAAGAACTAGGAGAAACAGCATGAGCCGAAGCTCGAATCGCCAGGTGGGGACCCATCGTGAGTGATCTTTCCCGGGTTCGTGAGGCTGCTCTTGAGATATACACCGCCGAGGGAGTGTCGATCTGGATGGAAGCTCCGAATCGGTTTCTCGGTATGAAGTCACCGAGGGCTCTCGTTGAGAGCGGCGACGCAGATCGCGTACTTGCTTACATCGATTTCCTGGCAGAGGGGAACTTCGCGTGAATCTTGTTGAGCGTTTGAATGCCAGGTTTAACAACGTGATTCATGACGGGCTCGCTGAGGTGGGGTATCTGCTGGAGCGGGTGTTTGTTCCGCTGAACCGCAAGGCCATGTCGAATGCGTTGGGTCGGGATATCGGCCTGGATTACGGGGATTGTCTTGCGGCTGTTGAGGCTGAAGTGGAAGTCCACGAACCCGCACCGTGCGTCTGCGGTCACCTGCGTGAGGACCACTACCGGGTAGGCGGATTCATCGATCCGTGCAGCAAGTGTGATTGCCTGGATCTGTTGTACGAGTCGTCTGCCGAACGTTGGGTTTCGGCAGACCCGTCACCCACTCCCGTGGGTGACATTGGTCCCGGCGCGGGCATGGTTCCCCCGCCTCCCCCCGCGCCGGGACCTTCCAAATGCACCTGCCCCACCACGGAATGCGAACTCCTCGCAGAGGACATCTGCGACGAAGCCGAGGAATCCGAGTTGATTGCTGGTGACGAGTTCATGGAGTTGGGGGAGTTCCTGGACACCGCCACTGCGGAGGAACTCGCCTCGATGCGTCGGCAGCGTGAGGTGTCCGAGAGCGATCTCGCGTCGGACATCGCAGGGGCTCGCTACACGTGGACGCACACGCCTATAAGGGTCAAGGAGCCGTCTTCGGTGTACATCGCCAAGGCCCTGTTGGAGAACTATCACATCACCCCGAAGTAGCAGGCGGGCCGCCGCCCCGATTGCGCGGGACGACGGCCCTAACACCGGAAACACACAACTAAGGAGAGGTTCCGATGCTAGATCGAGATTCTAAACCCGCATGGTGGGACCACCACCAAACCAACTGGTCTGACCTGCCCGTCACCACCAACCCACCCATGGCTGACCTGGGACATACCCAGGAGTTCGAGGACTTAGCGGCGACGGTCATGAGCGAACTGGACCGTGTCGGTGGCTGGCCGTTCATACCGCCGTGGCACTGGGAGAACGAGCCCACGGTGTGGGAGCAGATGAACGGCGACGCCGTAGTCGGACTCCTGCACGACTACCTCACCGAGGGAGAAGCAGCATGACGATCACCGTCCACACTCAGGCCGAATTGGATCAGGCTCTCACGGACCGCGCCGATGTGATCTACATCGAGTCCGATCCCGGCGTGTGGCTGCGTCTCTCCAATTCGGGCTCTGCGCGCGTCGTGGCGTGGGGCTCTGCACGCGTCGAGGCGTGGGGGGCAAATATGTTGCGGTCCATCTGCATTCGCAACGTGTCACCCTGGATGCCAAGGGTGCGGTCATCGACATGACCGCCGTTGACCTCACCGACCCGGCCACATGGTGTGACTACCACGGTGTGCGGGTCTGCGACGGTATCGCCTACCTGTACAAAGCCGTCAATCAGCAGTGGACCACCGACCGCGGCGTGGACTACTCACCAGGCTCGACCCCCGAGGCCCCCGATTGGGACCCGGACTGGCGCGACTGCGGCAAAGGTCTGCACTTTTGCGCTCACCCCATGCAGTCTCTGGCCTACCTTGGTCTGCCCGCTGATGAGGCCCGGTTCCTTCAGGTGGGGGTGCGGCTGGATGAGCTTGTGCCGATGGACGACAAGGCAAAGGCGCGGCGCGTAGTGGTGCCGTGCATCGAGGTTGACCGGTACGGCGAAATTATCGACCAGGAGGTGTTCTGATGTACCAACAACATTGGCGGTTTTGGTGGACGATGCCGCTGCTGATCGCCGCAGGCATCATCGGCCCCGGTTTGGCCGCACCCGCAGCGAAAGCAGATATCACGTCCGACGCGTTCGTGATGGCACTCGACTCCGAAGGCATCACCTACAGCTCCAAACCGGCCGTCATCAACGCCGGAAAAGCCATCTGCAACATCCTCGACACCGGCACCACCATGTACGAAGCATCAATCCTCGTACACGACAACTCCAACCTGAACCTTTACGACGCAGGCTATTTCGTGGGTGCCGCAACCGCATCGTTCTGCCCTGAACACCTGACCGGGACGGGGTGGGTGTGATGGCGAACTCCCCGTTCATCCAACTGGCTGAAGTGCACACCAGCGACTGGCGACGCAAAGCGATCTGCACCCACAAGGACGGCGACATTTGGTTCCTCAACGAATCCGGCCACTACACCGCCGACGCCGCCCGACGCATCTGCTGGACCTGCCCTGTCCAAGCGCCATGCCTCAAATTCGCGTTGCAACACAACGAGGCCGGCGTGTGGGGCGGCTTCTCAGAGAAGGAACGTGCCCGCATCAAGCGTGGCGAGCTGCCCCCGGTGAAACCGGCACGGTTCACCGAGAAGGAATGCTTGCAGTGCGGTGAGGTGTTCGAGCCGGTCACCCGCAGGGCAAGGTTTTGCTCGCAGAAATGCAAGAAGCGCGCCGCGAATGCGTTGCGGTCACAACCGTCCCTGAAGATCTGCACGCAGTGCGGCGGCGAGTTTATGGGGACGTATGCGAAGACCTGCTCGAATGAGTGCCGACGGGCGCAGAGGTGGGGAGCGTGAGCATCGACTGGTTCGCTGTGGAATGCGCCGTGAACGGAACTCCCATGCGGCTTAATACCGAAGAGCGCCGAATGCTGGTGCGGCGGCGCCCGAAACTCCCCGAAGTGGAGTTGGCGCGAAGGGCGCACTGCACGGTCCGCACGATCGAACGGGACAGGGCTGAACTGCCTGCAGCAAAGTTGCAATCCTGCCCGGTGTGCGGGGAGGACGCGTGGGTCACGACCGATGGCAGCATGGAAGCTCACCCAGACAGGCTGTTTCAGGAATGCCCACTGTCGGAGACAAATTGGGAATCCCGTATCGCTGCAACAGTCATCTGGTTGTCTCGGCGTATCCGTAGCGGTGACTCTCTGCCCGTGTGGGCCTATCTGACAAGCCTCCCGGAAACCGAACGCACTCAACTGTTGATGGCTGCCCTTGCCGGTGTGCCAGATGTTGAGGACCCGTTCGCGTGGATCACAGAACTGGAGTCCGTGGCATGACCGACCTGTCTCATCTCCTGGTCATCATCAACGAGGACCGGCACTCGTGGCAAGACAAGGCCCTGTGCGCCCAGGTCGATTTGGGTCTGTTTTTCCCCGAGAAGGGGGAAAGCGCCAAGCCTGCCAAAAGGATCTGCGGTCGATGCGAAGTGCGTGCCGAATGCCTACAGACCGCGTTGGACAACCAGGAGCACTACGGGGTGTTCGGGGGGGTTGTCGGAGCGTGAGCGGAGACCGCTGATCAGGGCGATCAAGCGGGACCAGCGTCACCTTCCACCGCTGCGCAGGGAGGCGTCATGACGTGTGTATGTGGACACAACAGGTCGTGGCACCGATACACGTGGGACAAGTTCCGCGACAGGTGGGACACCGGTTGCGACGCCGACACGTTCGACCAGGGCGGTCGGGAACGATGCCACTGCTCCGAATACCAAGACAAGGACGACTGATGCTGGATACCCGAATCATTGAAGCGAGGGATGACGTGAAAGCTGCTGCCGCAGCCTTGGACTGCAACCAGCCGAATCCTGCTGCTGCACAGTCAGCGCTCGATGACGCCCGCTGCCTACTTGATGAACTGTTGACTGAAACGTTGTGGCTGCCGGACAAGTCATCGATCACCCGGAAGCGTGAGTCGTTGGAAGAGGCGATCAAGTTGATGAACCTTGCTCGGGGGAACCGGAGGGTTCAGGGTGCGGTCATTGAGATCGCGGACCGGGTTGTTGGTGGTTTGGACAGGCTGGCAGACAGGTGGGCAGCATGAGCGATCCGACTGCCACGTTGGCGTTGTGCAAATGGTTGGAAGACCGGCTAAAGCAATGGAAAGCAGAAGCCAAACAACAACTCGGGTTACTGGCGGGGGAGCGGAAAGCCGCCGTCGTATCCGGACAAGTCATCGGACACGTGTCGATGGCGAAAGGCCGCAAAACCGCCAAAGTCGCATCCGAGACAGCACTGCTCGCCTACGTGAAAGCGAACTATCCCACCGAAATCGAAGTTGAGGAACGCGTACGACCCGCGTTCCTCAAACAACTCCTGGACGACGCAGCGAAGAAGGGTGCGTTCGTTGACGTCGATGGGGTTGTGATCGATGGGTTGATCGACGTTGTTGAGGGTGCCCCGTATCCCATTGTGAAGTTGTCGGATGACTCGGATGTGACGATCGCTGGGTTGTTGGCTCGGGGTGCTCTCGGGGTGTCCGGGTTGAAGGAGATCGAACAATGACCCTCAAAACACGTCCCCCAACCGGCGCTGTCCCATGGCCGCTCATCCTCGTCGAAGGTGGTGAGAAAGCGGGCAAATCGTGGGCCGCAGCGGTCCTATCATCCAGCGACAAGGTCGGCCGCACCTTGTGGATCGACTGGTCTGAAGGTGCCGCCGACGAATACGGGGCAATCCCCGGTGCCCGCTACGAAGTCATCGAACACGACGGCACCTGGTCCTCCATCATGGAGCAAGTCCGCGCCGCCCGAGACGAAGCCCAGCGTGCCATCGACGCCGGGGAGAAACCTGTTGTGCTGGTGATCGACTCGATGACCGCGGAGTGGGACGACCTCAAAGAGTGGGTCGACACAAAGGCCCGAAGGCGTGAGTCGAACCGCAAGAAACTCGAGAAGGATCCCGAGGCGGAAATTCAGATCACCACCGATCTGTGGAACCTCGCCACCGCCCGCCACAAAGAACTGATGCGGGTGCTGATGCGGTTCCCCGGCATTGTGGTGATGATCGCCCGTGGAGCTGACCAGGTGGCGATGGAGAACGGGAAACCAACCTCGCAGCGGACGTGGAAGGTTGAGGGGCAGAAGAACCTGGCGTTCGACGCCTCAGTGTGGGTCAGGCTCAACAGGGGTGAGCATCCGCAGATCATCGGTGCCCGCTCCGTCCACGCCGGCATCATCCCAGGCGAAGACAAACCCCGCCGCGTCCCCGATCTGACCCTAGAACAGCTGGTGTTCGACATCCTCAAGTGCGACCCGAAGACCGCCCATGTGCGGGAGTTGGAGTCGGTTCAGGACCGGGTGTTGGAACTGATGGATTTGATCGCGGCTGCGGAGTCCCGGGATGTGTTGACTGGGTTGTGGCGGGACGCGAAGGCCGGTGAGTTGTTGAATGTTGGGGTCGCTGATGGTCCTACGGTTCAGGAGGCGTTGGCGGCTCGGGCTCAGGAGTTGGAAGCCAGGCAGGCGGAAGCATCATGAGCCGCCGCAACACGGGGTTTTCCCCGGAGATCAAGGAACTGATCTGGGAGCGTGCTCACAGTCGTTGTGAACGGTGCGGTGAGTACGCCTCAGACGCTACTGCACACCATCGCAGGCCCCGGGCTCTCGGCGGCTCTCGCCGCGAAGACACCAACCTGGCATCCAACGGGCTGTGGGCCTGCGGCGCTTGTCACCGCTGGGCCGAGTCGTACCGGACACAAGCGTTCGCTGACGGGTGGCTTGTTCGTCAATCACAGTCCCCTATCACTGTTCCCGTCCTCTACAGGGGCAACTGGGTGTTGCTCGATGACGACGGGTTTGTTTACCGAATCCCTAACCCTGTGGAGGCAACACAATGAGCAACCGACCGCACTTCTACGTAGACCAGTGGGAAACCCTCAGCAAGTGCACGTTCTGGTGGGACTGTGTCCCGCCCAAACGGACAGATCATCCTCACATCGGAGATGTACAACAGGAGGTCCGACGCCAAACGTGCAGCCCGAATGTTCATCCGAGAAGTATTCAGCTCGATCGTGTTCCGCTACTACAACCGCGACGGCGAGCGTGTGCAGGAAAACATCCGGGATTGGTTGCGGCGGTGATGTACACAGTTTCTGGGACGTGGCCCCACTACATCGTCACCGGTGGAACCGAACCACCGAAATGCTTCAACTCCACCGTCACCGCCGTCAAATACCTGGAACAGATTCTCCAGCAAGGAGACACCATCAACTGGCAGGTCCCATGAACGTCCTCTCACTGTTCTCAGGCATCGGCGGACTCGAACTGGGTTTGGAACGCGCCGGCATGACTGTCGTAGGACAGGTCGAAATCAACCCTTACTGCCGGCAGATCCTCGCCAAACACTGGCCCGATGTCCCCCGACATGACGATGTACGCACCACCGTTGAGTGGTGGGCGAGCGAAGAAAGGCCCCGAGTTGACCTCATCTGTGGAGGATTTCCCTGCCAGGACATCTCTAACGCTGGTGCCCGAAAAGGAATTACCGGACCCAAGTCCTCCCTCTGGGGAGGAATGCTGCACACCGTACGCAACATACGACCCAGATACGTCCTCATTGAGAACGTCGCAGCTCTCCTTGTTCGAGGAGTTGACACCGTCCTCGCCGACCTTCACGAGAGCGGGTTCAATGCGGAATGGTCAGTGCTATCCGCGTGTGCCATGGGTGCCCCACACACACGTGAGCGGCTGTTCATTCTGGCATACCCCAACAACCAACGACTTCAAGCCAGCGGGAAAAGTCGAGTTCGAGATGACTTCGAAATGGCTTTCAGGGGAGTCGGTACCGAACACGTACATGCGGTTGCGCAGCCTGATAGCAGCCAGAGAGGGGCGCATTGGGCGAGCGAACCCGGTGTGGATCGAATGGCTGATGGGATTTCCGCCGAACTGGACCGACGTCGACTCTTCGCCCTCGGAAACGCTGTCGTCCCGCAAATATCCGAACACATCGGCCGAATGATTCTGGAGGCCGCGGCATGATCACCGTTGCTTGCGCAGAATGCGCCCGCACCCAAGGCCGCCCCGTCACCGCCGAATTCACCACCACCAACGACGCCCAACACTTCATCCGCCGACACCACGCACTCGCCGACCACCGAGCACACATCCAGGAACACCATGACGTGCCTGTTGTGTGATCATCCCCGCTCCACCCACACACCCCAATGCCGAACCCGGCTGGGTGTGGATGCGGATGACATGACCCGGTACACGCAATGCCTATGCCCAGGATTCGAGGCCGGTCTGTGTGAGGTGTGCGGCGGAAACGGATGCGCAGACTGCGAGGAGGTTTGATGCGGAAAACCGTGTTTTACCAGCGGGTTTCGGGTAGTATCGAACGTGAGTACGAAGACGGCCCGGGCGGTGCTGGTAACACCGTTGACCCCGGGCCTAACCACTGGATTGGAGTGGCTGTGACTGATGATAGTCCACGCATCCCATACGACTGGGCAAGGGTGGAATGTCCCACCTGCGGAGCTGCCCCGGACACCCGCTGTCGCGCCAAGTCGGGCCGCACAACAGACGCTCACATGAAGCGCGTAGACCTGGCAATCGCGCGATACGCCGAGATCCGTAGATGGAGAATCCACAACGCCATCATGAAGCAGTTGTTCGGAAGTGATTCCTGATGCCGAGGATCAGAAACATCAAGCCAAGGTTCTGGGACTCGCCTGACACCGCGAAAGCCGATCTGGCTGTGCGCCTGCTGTTCATGGCGATGTGGAACTGGGCCGATGACTCCGGTCGGGGAACCGCGAATCTGAAAGAACTTGAGGCGTTCGCCTTCCCACACGACACAGTGGCGGAACTTCCGCGGAGGAGGCGCGGAAATTCCGCAGCTGTGTGGCCAAGTTTCGGCCACATCCTCGCCGAGGTCCAAGAATGCTACGGAGTCGTGTTTTACCGGGTTGGTAGCCGAAACTACTTCCAGATCCCCAGTTTCAAGGATCACCAGTCGAAGAACTTCAAACCTGACTCAACATTTCCCGGCCCCGATGAGGGTGTGGTTTGGGACTTGACCAGCGAGTTCATTCTTGATGATCGGGTCGAGGTGTCGACCAATGTCACAGCAGTCGCGGAAATTCCGCAGCAAGTTGCGGAATTTCCGCGATTAGCTGCGGAGGATCACCCCCTGGATAGGGATGAGGATGGGGATTGGGATGGGGATAACACCACCCCCGTTACGTACGAACCGTCACCACGCGCGCGCGAAACTCGGCGAACGGGGGCGGAAATCGCCCGCGCCAAGTTCTCCCTGATCCCCACGAGCGGCTCACAGTTGGCATCGGGCATCGTCCGGGCATACGGCGAATCCCTCGGGGCGCCCGTCGAAGCCAAGACGGCCAAGGAAATGTCGAAGGTTATCGACTCGTGCCTTCAGGCCGGCCAGTCACCCGAAGCGATCGCCGCCGGCATCGAAATGTGGGCCAAGTCGGATTCGTTCTCACCCAACCAAATCCCGAAGTACATCCTCAAAGCCGCTGCGGCCCGGAAGAGCGCCGGTATCGGTAAACCCACCCAGCAGGCCATCACCACCGAAAATCTCGCCGCCGAGATCATCGCCGAAATGGGGCAGCCATGAACATCAATGCAACACCGGAAACCGTTCAGGCTGTGGCCCAGGTTTTGAAGATGGCGAAGATCCTCGATGACCGGATGGGGCAGCCGGACAAGGCGCGTATCGCGGCGTGGGCGGAGCAGGTGCAGCGGCACAGGCTGGTGGAGGGCGATCTGCTCGATGGGTTGCAGGCGTTCTATGACGGGCCGTCTTCTCATCCGATCGGGGTGGGGGACCTGATTCATCATGCGAAGTCGGCTCGGGTGGTTCGGATCGGCAAGGAGGAGCGGGCGGATCGTGAGGCTCGTCAGGCGCTTCTGGATGAGAAGGCTGATCCGGATGAGCCGAGAGCGATTGTGGCGGCGTTCGTTCCGGGGCCTGTGCCGAACAAGACGACTCGGATGGAGGCTGCGGAGCAGGCCCTTCAGGAGTGTTTCGGGAAGAAGGCTTCGATCGTGGCGATTCGGGAGTTCTTTGAGGCTAAGTCTGAGGCGTCGGGGAAGGGTCGTCGGGGTGGTCGTGCCGGGGTGGGTGTGAAAGTGGCTCCACGTGGCGCACAGCCCCCAGAAACAACACCAGGAGACGAGCAGTGAGCCACGAACCGGACGAGATCGAGCCGATCAGTCAGATGGAGCTGGAAATCCTCGCCAATTCCGGGGATCTCGAACTGGCCACCCAAGTCGGGGAAATCGCGCGGTGGGCATTCACCCAGACTGTCGAATCGCTCTGCACGCTTCTGTGTCTCCCACCCGAGGTAGCTGAGCAGATGGTCAACGAATGGTTCCTGAGATGACCATGTTCGTCTCGTCGCCGGATGATCCCCGCGTCCAAGCCGCCCAATCCGCGCGGTCGTGTGACATCTGCAAAGCCCCCAAAGGCAAACCCTGCATGAACACGATTTTGCCGGGGAAGCCGCTGCCCGGTCGGGTCATCCACTTCGGGCGGCTCACAGACAGAAACCGAGAACCGAAAGGCGACGAATGAACAACCCCGAGTTGCGTGCAGTACTCACAGAAGCCCTCAGTGAAGCGCTGAAGCGGCTGTGGACCGACCCTGAGGATGCTGCCGACCAGGCGGCCTGGGATGCGCTCCCCGGAAAGCTCGCTGATGTCATCGCGTCTCTTCCGGGTGTGGCGGTAATCCAACTACCCGAACCGTACTTTGAGGCAACGGGCGACGAGTTTGAAAACGGCCGCAAGGATTACGCGTTCGGTGACGTGTCAGTGTTCGCCGACGGAGAGATCCACTTGTTCGGCGCGGTATGGGAGACCGCCGCCATTGAGGAATTCGCTGCGGGAATTCTCGCAGCGGTGGCGGAATCGAAGCGGGCCGCAGCTGCTGCTGCGGTTGTGGCTACAGGGGAGGAAGCATGAGCGATGTTGTTGAGCGCGCCAAGGCTGCACTGGAAGGCGTGACCGAAGGGCCGTGGACGTTCCAGCACTGGGGCGGACAGAACCAGAACGGCGACTACGCAGAGTCGATCCTCTTCGACGGCGCTGGCGAGTCCATGACCTACGGACTGCCCGACCGTGACGGCGAGTTCATCGCCCAGGCGCGCACTCTCGTTCCTGAGTTGGTCGCTGAGGTTGAAGAGTTGCGTTTGGTGGTGGCCGCTGCCGCTGTCGCGTTGCGAGGAGAGACCCGATGACCTTGAGCGATGCAATAGACCTGATCAACGACGAGCGCGTGAAGTGGCTCCTCTTCTGCGAAGAGGCCGCGGCCCGCGGCGACGAGAAGGGCTGCCTAGTCGGTGGGGCACGGGCCAGCGGCCTGGCAGACGCGCTGGTAATCCTGGCGAAAGTGGGTTCCTGATGAACGAGCAGAGGATGGTAACCATCTCCGTCCCCGATGAGGAGCCCGTGGTGATGCTGCTCTCGGACTCCGAGATCATCCGAGCGATCAAGCTTGGTTACGACGTCACCGAGTTGGTGGTCCCGTGAACGAGACAAGAACGCAAAGCGTTCGATCAGATTATCGCGGCGTCGTACTCGCTAGGGGAGGAAGCATGAGCGACCGCCCACCCATCCGGTTCAAGCTCTCAGACGGATCGTCCTGGCCGCGCCCCGCAATGGAGTCGGACGAATACTACGGCGTCGGCTGGAAGTGCCGCTACAGCCCCGAATCCCTGACACGAGAGGACCTTCTGCAGCTTGCGTCAATTGCTGACGCGTATGGATACCTCCTGTTGGAGACAACCCAAAAGCGGCGGGATTTCGTGTGTCGGGAAGCGCGCCGATGGGTTACAGGGGAGGAAGCGTGAGCAGCGAAGCCCAAAACCTCATGATCGAGGTGATCGATGCGCACACGTACAACGGTGCAGGCAGGGGGTTCCTCGGCGAGCACCGTGTCGAGTACTGCATCTGCGGGTGGTCGGAGGAAGGCGACGGCGTGCACACCGCGCATGTGGCCTCTGAGGTTGATAAAGCCCTCGGAGGACTCAGGCCTGAGTACATCGCACGACACGAGTCCGGCGGCGGGACCATCCACGGAACGCGTGTGAACGCTGAGATTGCGATGCGCTCCTACGTGGTTTTCCCTCCCGGTGTCGATGATCCCGGTTCAGGCAGATTGACCGGTATTGAATCCCGTTGGGTGTCGGGATGGAGCGAGGCATGAGCGACGCGGACACCGCACGCCGCAACGGCTGGACAGTCGGAACGCGACTCGCCGGCGACGAAGGCCGCGGCGAAACGATCATCGAGATCACCGCGATCGGTGAGGAACATGTGCTGGCGAAAACCATTTCTCATGCGGGCCGACCGGCGCCGTACCGGGAGTCGATGTGGACTTTCATGTTCCGGGATTGGCGGGAGGTTTCTCGGTGATTCAGGTTCATTGCAGGGAGTGCAACCGGGTGTGGGACCAGCCGTGTGAGGACTGCGGCAGGGACAAGGCCGACAAACACGCTATCGCGTCGGGGCATACGGATATTCACATCATCCCGGACACCACACCACCGCCTGTACGGGTGGATCAGGGGTGGGCGGAATGGCTCACGAAAGGAAAACCATGACCGACGCCGAAACCTTCAACGAACGCTTCCAAATGCTGGAGTTGATGGCAGTCGAGTGGAACGACGAGATGGCTGCCCGATTCCCCAATGCAAGCCATGTGGGGTGCCGTCAGCAGGTATGGCACGACGGCATCGGATGGCGATCCTTCGAACCGGTGCGTTGTCGAGACTTGCACTGCAACAGGTGCGGATCCCCCACCGGGTGCTACGGGCAGCACGAATGCCCTGACCGGGTAAACCGCGAACTGAAAGGTAACGCATGACCCGACCAGAACGGGAACAAGTGATCGCGCAACTCCGTGAAGCCCTTGCCGCGGAACTCCGCCGGCAAGCTGACGAGCCAGGAGGCGGATACGTCGGCGACAGCTACAACGACGAACACTCGCTCGTCGTGGACACGGGCGTGGACCTGACTCGTCTTGCTGAGGCTGCGTTCGACACGCTCATCGAGGCATGGTTTCCGCCGTTCTAATGCCGAAACCACCTGAAACCCCGTCCGAACACATCGAGTTCGCTCGGGAAGAAGCCCGTACCGGTGCGTACGAGTCAGCCCAGACGCACGCCCTGATCGCCATCGCACAACTACTCAACACAAAGGACCAACCGTGACCCCACCACTGTCCGTGATCCTTGCTTCCCAGGCTCGTTTCCTCGTTGAGAGCCCTGTTTGTCCGGCGTGTTTCCAGCCCCGGATCGAGCATTCCACCGACTGCAAAGGACACCACAAATGAGCGGCGAAACCCTATGGCAGTTCCTCGCAGCCGACTACTACGGTCTGAAACCAACCAACCTCACCGAAACCAACGTCGGTGACGAAGTGTCGATCGTCCTGCCTAACGGGGAGGTCCGACTGTTCCGCGCCACTCACCGTGAAGGCGACACCGTCACGTTCGTGGACGCCCGATATTCCAGCTACGGCGAGGCATACATGCATGCCCGTCATGAGCCGCACTTCGATCTCACGGAGATAGCCCGTAGATGCGCGGAGCATGTCGGGTCGGTTGTGCAGTCTGAACCCAACCAGGAGGGGGAGACGAATGTCTGATGCTCGTGTGGGGGCGTGGATCGCGGCGTGGGACGCGCTCAACGCCGCCACCAACACCCTCAAAAAATGCCCCATTCAAGACCCCGACGAGTATCGGGCGTTCTGCCAACTCCAAGCAGACATCTACGCCCACCTCGCCGACGTCCCGGCAGAGGTCGGTGCCGCCGCAGCGGAATGGCTTGAACACCGCGAGAAGGAACTACGGGAACAGAAACGTCGGGAACAGAAAGAAGATATGTTCAGGAAGGCGTTCGACAAGTGACCCAACCTCACGACGAAGGCAACCTTCCCGCCGCGCGCGCAGAATTCCAGAGCACCATCAACGAGTTCATCGACCCCATACCCACACTCCACAACGGCAACATGCTCTACGCCCCCAGCCTCTACATGCAACTGTTCGACGCAGTCGGCGGGGAACAAGCCCAAACAGGTAACGGTGGGGGATCGAAGTCGAAACCACCCCTCTGGACCGACGCCCTCGTACTCCTCCAGGACATTGATCTGATGGTGTCGGTGTGGCAACCCGGCTACAAAGGCGTACCTCCAACCATCGCCCGCCTCCGCTTCCTGCAAGAACAATCGTGGCGGCCGCAGGACGTGAAACACCTCGAAAAGATGACCAGTGTGTTGAAGTCGTGGTGTGAGGACATCGACCGGTTGTTCAACCCGGTGCATGTGAAGCATGTGTCGGCTCCGTGCCCGAACTGCAACGCCACCCACACCTACAGGCGCGACAACGCCGGCGAGAACGTGAGGGTGCCAGCATTGCAGCTCATCACCTCCACGGGCTGCACCTGCCTCGTGTGCCGCACCATCTGGCCGCCCGAAAAGTTTCTCTTCTTGTGCAAGCTGCTCGGATTCGACCTACCCGAAGGAATCACAGCCGAATGACCATCTACTGCTACGACACAGAGTTCCTCGAAGACGGCAACACCATCGAGTTGATCTCGATCGGCATCGTCTGCGAGGACGGCCGCGAGTACTACGCCGTCAACAGTGACATGCCGGAAGACCGAATCCACAAGGACTACTGGCTGATCAACAACGTATGGAAGCACCTCCCCGTTCGAGGGTTGAAGACGGGACTAGTTGGATCCGGAGACAACATCCGAATCGAAGTCACCCACGACGGCACACTCGACCGAAACTCCACCGTGGTCAAACCCAAATGGGTCATCGCCAACGAGGTCCGAGAGTTCCTGCTCGCTGCGCCAGACCCGGAACTGTGGGCGTACTACGCCGCCTATGACCACGTTGCTCTGGCGCAATTGTGGGGGAAGATGATCCGCTTGCCGACCGGGATCCCGATGTGGACCCACGAACTCATGCAGCTCGCGGAGTCCATTCCCAACTTCGTGGAACCTGAAGCCACCGACGAGCACCACGCACTCGCTGACGCCCGCTGGAATTACGAACTGCTGAAAGCGGCAAAGGCAGAAATGTAACGGTAACTGTCATTCTGCGCTTGCAAGGAATTAAATTGCAGGTACAGTTTTTGGTGAGCGCTATACGTGTCCCTGAAACACGTCAGCCCGAACGCCCCGGAACCTACCGGGGCGTTTCGCATTTCGGGGAGGTGATCCCATGCCCACCTTCGCCACACCACGATCCCTCAACGACCGCATCACCGACGCTCTCCACAACGTTCGCCTAGCCCGCGAAGACGGAAACCCGAGCATTGTTGAGGCTGCGGAGAAACTGTTGGACCAGTTGTTGGATCGCGTTCCCCGCTCCACCAGCCAGGAGTAGTTGCCGTGCCGCTCAAACACCTCCGCGTCTGCCCGGAACCCTGCTCGAAGACGCGCTTCTCTGAATGTGGGAAAGCTTGCCGCTTACCTAACGCGATTGATCCGGAGTCGTGGCGTATCAACTTGCAGGACGGCGCCGGCACGATCGGTGGCAGGCAGGAATGAAACGCCGCGCGGCCCGGATCATGCGACGCGCAGCACGCCGCCTCATCGCCGTGTCCCGACGGTTGGACCCACCCAAAGACGAAACCCGCCTGTACACAGGCAACATCACCCAAGCCATCCTGGACCGCATCGAAACCACCCCACCCTGGACCAGACGCTCACTCACCGTCCACGATCCGGAACCGTGGGAACACCTCGACCTGTACAAGCCTCCGTCACTACTCACACGCATCTGGTGGTGCATACGAGGATGAACCTCACAGAATTTCTCACCGAGACGCTGAACAACCTGGTTCACCCCGGAGACGAAAACACCAAACCGTTCCCGATCCTCCTGCCGGGACTACGAACTGTCAGTGTCCCCCCGGAACTCGCCGGCCAGTTCGCTGAAGAGGCAGGGCTGCCGCACCTCGACACCCCGAAACTGGTCGCGGAAGCGCTCGCCGCGGCGATCACCCAAAACTATGTGATCCTCACACGCGAAGAGCACGACCAGCTACGCCAGCAAGCAGCCGACGCGCCAACCGGCCACCGCGTCATCAACATTCGCACCACACCCACAAAACCCCCTGTCTTGTCGATCACCATCGACAAGGCAAGCAACGATGTTGTTGTCCCCGCGAAAGCGTTGCAGAAAGCAGCTGAACAGTGATCCACATTGAAGTTGACGGGAAAGTGCTGATGCACGCCGACCCCGGCGAGTGGACCACCACGCCACCCGATGTTCAAGCGGTTCAGAAAGCTGGACCGAACGAGCCGTGGATGCTGCCGATCATGGCCGCTCTCGCCAAAGCGGCGACACTCGCGATGGCCGGGGCGAAACACGAGTACACCACAATCAGTGTCACCACACGAAAAAACGGCTGGATGATGGACTGCACCAATGGATGACGCGGCCCGCGCCCGCCAGGAGCTGCGCAGATCCAACGCCGCCCAGCCGCACCGAAACCGGCACCGCGAACGCAAAACCGGACGAACCACAGACCGCAACATCTGCTACTGCGGAGACGCCGACTGCCCAGACTGCGGCGAATGGTACGAGTGACGAACTGGCCGAACATGACCGATGTCGTGATCAACGGGACCCGATACGTCCCAGAAACCACCAACGGAACCACAATCGGAATCGGCGTCACCACCCGCAACCGGCGCGACGTCGCCGACCAAACAATCGCCAACATCCGCCGCCACACACCCAACGCCAAACTCGTCATCATCGACGACGCCAGCGACCAACCGTATCCGGCGGCGACCTACCGGTTCACCCAACGCGCAGGCATCGCACGAGCCAAAAACAAATGCCTCGAACTACTCGCCGACTGCGAACACATATTCCTGTTCGACGACGACTGCTACCCGATCGCCGACAACTGGTTTCAGCCATACATCGACTCACCCGAGCCGCACCTGATGTACCAGTTCACCGACCTCGCCGGCGGACGGAAACTCAACGACGTCACGAAGGTTTACGACGACGGGAAGCACTTCGCTCTCACCGGCGCCCGCGGCTGCATGATCTACGCACACCGCAGCGCCATCGACCGCGTCGGCGGCCTCGACCCTGAATTCGGCGGCTGGGGATGGGAACACCCATCATGGTCCGATCGTATCTACAACGCCGGCCTCACCACATTCCGCTACGGCGACGTATGCGGATCCAACAAACTCATCCACTCCATGGACGAGCACCTGGAAGTGAAGCGTTCCGTCCCGACCGAGGAACGCAAAGCCGTCGCCGCCCGCAATGCCGAGTTGTACTGGCAGCACCACTACACGAGCAGCCACCACATCCCCATCGTGGAACCCGACCGGCGTGTGGTGCTCACCTGCCTGCTGTCCAACAAACCTGACCCGCAGCGCAACACCCGCATGCGGCCCGACGTCAAACTGCTCGAAACGCTGATCAACTCAATCACCGACGCCGAAACCGTCGTGCTGTGCGACAACCCACTCACCCACCCGAAAGCATCATTCGAGCAAGTCACCAGCCCAGTAGACAACCCATACTTCGCGCGCTGGTACCTGTACTACCAATGGCTACGCGCCAACCCCGACGTCCAATGGGTGTGGTGCGTAGACGGCACCGACGTCGAAATGCTCAACGCACCCTGGAAACACATGGAAACCGGGAAGCTGTACGTCGGCCACGAACCCGCCGTTGTGGGGATCGACTGGATGCGCGACAACCACAAAGCCACCCACCTGCAAACATTCATCGACACCCACGCCGACCGCACCCTATTGAACGCGGGGATCGTGGGCGGTGACCGGGAAACCGTCATGGCATTCGCACACGACATGATCGCCGACCACGAAGACCAACAACGACGCATCTGGCACAAAGAAGACACCAAAGGCACCATCATCGGTGACATGGCCACACTCAACTATGTTGCCTACACCAAACACGCAGACCGTCTCGTCTACGGTCCGCGCGTCGCAACAGTTTTCAAAGCTACCGAGCGCAACCCGTGGAGCTGGTGGAGGCACAAATAAACATGGACCAGAACCTGAAACCCGGCGACGACGTATGGGTTTACTTCGACGGACTCGAACACGAAGGCACCGTCGAGAAAATCCAAGCCGGAGGCTGGGTCAGATGCTCCATCGTCATCGACCCCGAATACGACTACGGCAGCATCACACCACGACTCACACCACACATCACCGTCGCCGTGAAAACCACACACATACGACCAAAGACCTCGTGAACAACGCCCGCCCAGCCGGAGCAACGTGGAGACACACAAATGGGCCTCGCAACCATCACCATCCACCGACGCACCGTGCACAAGCAGTTCACCACGCAGATCGCCTGGGAGAAAGAACTACAGGCATACCGCACGATGCCATGGGCCACGCCCAAACTCATCGACTTCGGGCCCATGTGGATCGAAACGGAACGTTGCACCCCGATCCTCAACCTGCACCCCAACTGGTCCCGGCGCTACGCTGAGCCGCTGTGGGATCTGCTCGCCGCCATCCACGCCGCCGGCTGGTGGCACTGCGACCCCTGCCTGATCAACGTCGTCGTACACCCCGACCGCGGCGTGCTGCTCATCGATTTCGAGAACCTCACCCCGGCAACCGGTGACCGCTCCTACGACCTGCACGGCGCACGCGCCGCCGGCGTCCAGCCAGCGTGGCACGGGCTAGGACCAGACGGAGTCCACTGGGGAGGACCGTGGGACACATGCCCCGGACCATACTGGGACCACACATGACCTACACCATCGGCATCGTCGCCCACACCACACGCGCAGAACAAGCCCACCAACTCATGGAAACCGTGGGCGCCGCATACATGAGCATCGACAACGGCGCACTCGGATGCGAAACCAACCACCGCAAAGTGTGGCAACACCTCACCCGCCACAACACAGACTGGCTCGTGGTACTCGAAGACGACGCCATACCGTGCAACAACTTCCGCGACCAGCTCGACGCAGCGCTAGCAGTGGCACCCAGCCCAGTGGTCAGCCTCTACCTCGGGCGAGAACGGCCACGCGAATACCAACAACGCATCGCCAAAGCCGCTGACACCACAGCACACTGGCTCACCTGCCGGCGCCTACTCCACGCAGTCGGCACAGCCATCCACACCGACCTCGTACCCCACATGCTCAACCAACTGTCCAACGGCAAACCCATAGACGAAGCAATCACCACATGGGCACGCCGAGCCGGACACACCATCTCCTACACCTGGCCCAGCCTCGTCGACCACGCAGACACACCACCAGTCATCACAACCAGAAGCGACAACCAACCACGACCACCAGGACGCGTCGCATGGCAACACGGCGGACGAGACACCTGGACCACTGACACCCAACCAATCTGATGCCCAGAGCACCCAAAGTCTGCCGACACGCAGGCTGCACCACACTCACCACAACCGGCACATGCCCCCAACACACCACACACCGCTGGGGCAACCACCAAGGACGCAAAGTCCCACACCGCTTGCAGCAAGCCACATTCCGCCGCGACAATTGGACCTGCCAAAGCTGCGGACACACCGCGACTCCCGGCAGTGGACAACTCCACGCCGACCACATCCAACCCCGATCACGCGGCGGCACAGACACACTTGACAACCTGCGCACCCTATGCAAAGCGTGCCACGCGCCCAAGTCCCGCGCCGAGGCGCACGGGTCGAACACCTGATCGAACGCGGGCCGAAAGTTAGCTGGCGGCCCAAAATGTGCCCTGACCTGCGCAAACGCCGACACGCCCGCAAGCCTCTGACCTGCGGAAACACCCCCCAGCTAACCCCCCCCGGGGGGGTCTGCGCGGCCCCGGAAGGCGC